GGCTGCAATAGCACAAGCTGCTTTGCCATTGTATCCGATGGGCTTTTATCTAAACCAAACTCTTTCCAGTTCTTCTTGATCTTCTCAAAGAGCTCTGCTTCTATAACCTTAAGCCTAAACTCTGCTCTATCCTTTTCTTCTATAGCCTTAGCACACTTGTCAGCCCAATCAAGATAGAGCTGTGGCTGAAGCTCCCATTCCCTATCTAAATCATACTTGTCGATCTTTAGTTGCTCCTTAATGCTTTGCCCGCTCATCTCTGCCTCCTCTTATTTTCCCTTTCACTTATAATTATAACCTTTGCACTTTAGAGATGAAACAAAAGTTTATCTAATTTTGCAAGCTAAATACAGATTATACACAAGCCCTGCTTTTCCAGTGTACATAAAAGAATCTTGGAACAAAGACATAATCTCGGCTATTCTATCATCTGGTCTGTCAATCAACACCTTTGCCATGTAGTTGAGAATCATATAACGAATTTGCTCTGGGTCATTGTCCAATCCTTTCAATATTTTGCTAATCTCTTTCCACTTAACCGCAGGGGACAACTTCCAATCAAGTAGCTTCCTGCATATCTCCACCGCTTGAACCTCATCAGGCACAAACTCTTCAACAGCGGCAAGAATCTCTTCTTCGTCTTCCATGTCTATAACAGTGTCAAGAATAACAAGGGCTTTCCTCGGAGAACCACCAGAAGCCTTGACAATCTCCCTTAAAACTTTAGGAGAAAGCTCAACTCCTTCGCTCTTGCAGACCCTTTTCAGAAGAGAGATGAGCTTGGGGATAGGTAATAAAGAAGTAGAAAAAGTTGTACATCTGGTTCTAATAGTTTTGAGTAACTTCTCGGGATCAGTGGTACAAAGAATAAAGTAAACATGTTTTGGTGTGTCCTCAAGAATTTTCAACAAAGCATTCATTGAATCCTTTGTAAGCTGATGTGCCTCATCAAGTACATACACTTTACACTTTCCCCTAATAGGGGCAAACTTGCAGTGTTTAATAATCTCTCTTATAGTATCAATCCCTCTCAAATCAGCAATATTGTACTCGTAGTACTCTCTATCATCACATCCAAGCTCCCTTGCTACAATACGAGCAAGTGTCGTCTTACCCGTTCCTGAGGGTCCTTGAAATAGGAAAGCATGCGGTATGCCTTCTTCGCGAGATAAGATGTTTCTCAAGGCTTCCACAACTGACTCATTGCCCACAACTTCGTCCAAGGTCTTAGGTCTGTACTTAAGATGCAAAGGTTCACTCATATTACTCCTCCTTTTCCTTTAGGCAACTGATTAATTTATCCATAACTTCCTGCGGTAAGTTTTTCAAAAGCAAGTCGACTGCATCAAGTTGATCCTTTAAGTCCTCGTAACTATAGAATCCCCTTGTCATAATATCTGTAACTATCTTAATTGCCTCAAGCCTTATCACTTTACTTGGTAGGTTCAACCTCTTTGCATACTTAAACAACCGCAACAAAGAAGACAACGGATACTCCGAGCCTGTATACCAAGTAGTCTTTTTAAAATGAGCTAACATACAATCGTAAGTTACCAGTAGATCGCCCGCGGTAATAACCCCTTTATCAAACTTAACCTCAAATCCTGCCTGGATGTGAGCAAAGTCAAAAGACAGCAATAACTCCTCTAAAGATGACTTATAGTACTTGCAAAGCTGAACTACCTTACCATTAAAGCGTAAAGACACTGCATTCCTTGTGGTGTAGATAATGAAATCTTTCCAATCCGATAAATCTGCCTTATGATCAAAACTGGCCCTACGATCAAAGAAAACATCAATATCTCTGTAAGGAACAGACGGTAAAGCAGATGAGCCTGCTATAAACAATCTTTGCAAATTAAACTTCTTGGCTACATCTAAGAGAAGATCCCTAATAGGCTCCACTACCCTGTTTGGGTGTTCATCTCCAAGGTTGAAAAACTTAGTTTCCTGCATTTTTTATTCCCCCCTTTACCTCTACCTTCCAACCTTGCATCCCCATACAACCTGAAACCATAGACTCAAGTTCTACTAAGTCCACTACCCTAAAACAGTTGCAGATAGGATGAATAATCTCATCCACCACAGTTGACCATTTAGGCTTACTCTTAAGCTTAAACTTAATCCCTATACTCTCAAACACTAAACACTCCTCTGTCCAATCGTAGTAAATCTTAACAATGCTAAACAGCTCAAATCCATACTTAATAAACATCGTACTCGCCTCCCTTGCTTATACGCTCCAAGCAGGTAACCCTGCGTCAACACATTCCTTCACCGTAGCATAAGGTGGCTCACTTACCTCCACCTCAACAATTCTCCAATCATCCGGCAGATTATGCATCGCTTTAACTACCTCCAGCACTTCAGCTTTAGAAGCAAAGGTAATAGCAGCTGGCTGTCCTACAGGATCAACTTTGCTCCAGAAACACAAGCCAAAGCAAGTCCCGAGAAACACTCCTAAGCCCTCACTATACAAAATGAATCTCTTGGCCATAATAGCCCTCCTCTAGTAATACAACGAATGATCAGACTCATCTCACTCTTCCTCTAACTCCTCTTCAACTGCTTCAGCTAAACCTAAGAGAAGAGCTCTGCGAAACAAGCTCTTTACCCATTCAGAATCCAACATGCCGCCCTCCCTGTCAAGCTCTTGAAATTCCGGTTCAATGATGTTATCCCATATAGTGTCTGGACGGAAAACCTCCCCAAGTATCTGATTCCAATCAAACAACTTAATTGCTTTCTTCAACTCCTCACAAAGAGTCGATGATACCTCCTTCTTCTGTTTCTCATCTAAAAGACCAATCAGTTCCTTAAGGATTTCAATCTCAACCATACCCAAACCCCTAAGAGTCCAAACTGGCCAACCATTCCCAATGTTCTCTTACCTCTGGCGCAGCATCTGGGCTCTCCTCCAACATCTTCTTAGCTTCCTTAGCCAACCAAGATTTATTCTGCTCGATCAACTCCCGCCAAGAAGGAAACTCCTCAGAATTGCAATATTGCGGATAAAGCGAATTGCCATAGTCAAGAATACGAAAGCCGTGCTCGAATCCAAACACCCTACGGATGAAATCTAAGGCAGCACAGGAAGCTTGAAAGGCAGTAAGACCGAGCTCCTTAGAAACATAATAGAAAGCCGCTGTTGCTGCCATACCTGCCGCTCTCGCTGCAGTACCGTAGTCGTGACTCCTATCAATCAGGCTTCTGATATAAGACAAAAGCTGCTCTTCGGTGTCAAGCCAAGGGACTTTCTCCTCTACCATCTCTACTTCAGTCTTAGCCTTACATTCGAAACCATTACTCATATCAAACCTCCTTCTCCCCAAGTTCAATCATTAAGTCTTGCAGAAAATTGGTAAGCTTTCTTGCGATGTCCACATTTGTAAGACAATACTCAGCTATATTCTTGATAATGGTTAAAACTTTGAAGTCATCGATTATAGCTACTTCGTCCTCCTTAAACTGTTTAATATACCTTACAAAAACATCCTTAGCTTTCATCCACTTCCTCCCTTCATTAAGGATTATAACCTTTTGAGTTTAGAGATGAAACATTAAAAAGGAACAACTTTCCAAACATCTCCTTCCTTCACTACCTCAGGCTCATCCTTAGTAGCAAGAACGCCGTTCTCTTTATCCAAAAGCATAATCCATTCTTCTCTAACCTCGCCGTCAGGAAATTCAACCTTATCCTTTGTAGTTTCTTTCTTATCATACCAACTCTTATCAATAGGGGACATTTCAATCTCTATCTCGAGCGGAACAATGATCCAATCAAATTCTTTCCTGATATCCTCGCACATAACCCTTCGATAAGTTGTAAGCACATGATCTGTTTCATCCAGATCTAAGTCAGACACAATAGAGTCATGAATCTGACCTATCAAAGCTGTCCTCCAGCCTTCCTCTTTCCTGATCTCATTCAACCTAATAAAGGACCAAAGCAAACAATGAAACGCTGTGCCCTGAATAGGAGAGTTAATGATACGGTTTCTATCCAGAGGATCTGTTCTGCGGAACCCAAAGTATGTACTGACATACCCGCGACGCTTGTAAAACTCTATCATTTCTTCTTGCCATTCCCTTACTACTCTAAATCTGTCCCAAAACTTAGCTTCTACCTCTTGAATATGCCTTTCAAACCGCTCATAAGTCTTTATTCCATAGCGGGCAAGGTGCTCTTTCACAGTGATACCTTCTGCCGTCAATAGCCCCGCATCTACCACAAACTCCCAAAGATCCCTTGCACAGCTCTTATAGTAAGAACCGTAGAACTCTGGAAAGACAAATTTATTCTTAGCATAAGAACGAAGCTCTTTTGTAACCTGTTCATCGGTAAGAATGAATATCTCTTTTGCTTGATCTCGATGCATATCTGAAGACGGATCATGTATGTAAGAAATCAAAACTGGATCTTTTGTGTAGCAGGCAATGATCCTAACCTCAATTGCACTATAGTCAACTTCACATATTCTAAACCCGGGAGAGGGAATAATTCCTCCTCGAGTAACTCTTTTGGCATCCTCATCCCTTGCAGGTATGTTCTGAAAGTTAGGCGTCTCAGAACTCGAACGATAAGTTCTGGCTATATGCAGGTTAAACACCGGATACATTTTGCCATTTACAATCTCGCGTCTAAACTGAGCCAAGTAAGTATCTCTGACTTTCAACAACTTCCTTAACCTTGCAAGCTTTTTCGCAAACTCATTCTCTAAATTAGCCAGAACCTCCTTATCTACCGAAGGCTCTCCCTTCTCAGTGTACTTAATAGGAGGAATCTTTAGAATATCATAGAAGAGAATCCTAAGATCAGTAGAAGAGGTTAGCTTTATTGCCCTACCTGTCTTCTTTCTAAACAGCAAAGCCTCTTCAGAATTCAAAAGCTCTTGTTCAAGCTCCTTGATCTCCCTTGTAAGTTCAACATATTGCTGTTCGTAGTGCTCTTCATCCATCCTGATTCCGTGATTCTCGGCATCAGCTAATGCTTTAAGCCCTTTGAGAAAGAAAGCATTGGCTCGCTTTAAGTCTCCCCTAAGCTCCTTTTTCTGTTTCTCATACAACCAATAAGTCACTAAAGAGTCAATTGCGTTGTAGAAGAGCAATTTGTCAAGCGGGGCCTGCTCCATCTTATTGAATGAATGAGCATCTTTGCTTCTTATGTAGGACTTTATCTCGTCATCATACCCTAAAATCCCCCAATGCAGATAAGCTTGAAACTTAAGTGAAGTGAACCCAGGACGGCTATCAAGCACATGGGCAGTGACCATAGTATCCCAAATCCAATTCTTTGGCTCTATACCAAGAATTACTCTACTCCAACGATCCTCAAACTTCAAATTATGAGCAACAAGTGGAACCTCTCTAAGAACTCTTTTCCATAAATCAACAATAACCTTTAGTTGCTTCTGATCCCAATGGTTACGATAATACAAAGGGAAAGCATAAGCAATCTCTTTATCAAAACAAAGAGACACTGACAAGATTTTATGGCCTTCTCTATAAGGTTTCAATCCTGTTGTCTCGTAGTCAAACGCCAGAACAGGTTTTCTCCTTAAAACCTCTTCAAGTACCTCCGCTACCTTATCAAACTCAATCAAGATCTCTACATAATCCTCAGGATCTACAAACTCAGGTTCTCCTCGCCGTAAACAACTAATTGCCCATCTAAGATCCTTCTCATAAAGAGATTCAACAAGATCATTTCCCCGACTATGAAGAAGGTAAGAAGGATGGAAGAGAGGAATTATCCAAGCATTATACCTTCTATCAGGAATACAAAGTCTACGCCAACGAGTAACAGAATGATCACGGAACCTGCCCATATAGAAACTTTCAATAGCTTTACCGCCAAGCAGCCAAATGAACTTTGGCTTAAGTTCCTGTATAGCTTTCTCAACCATTGGGCGACAGCATTCCAACTGCTTCCTGGTAGGCTTTGCATTGCCTGGAGGATGGCAATTTACAGCGTTTATCTTCCAAAAGTCTCTATCTAAATCAAGCCCAAACTTAGCAAGTTTCTCTCTTAACACCTGACCCGCTGGACCGATGAGCTGCATGCCTTTCTTATCCTCCTCTTCTCCAGGAGCTTCAGCAACAATCAATACACCAAGTCCACCTTTTCCGGTGTAGTTCATCTTAGGAGAGAGACAGTTTTTATAAAGACCACAAACCTCACATGGATCAGCAATATGAGTAACTCTCTGTTTTCTCGTTTTAGAAGAGATGGTTCTTCGGGTGGTAAGAGTAGGTTTTTTAGTCTTAGAAAGTTTCTCCTCTTTAATAAAAAATCCCTTTAATCTCATTCCATCCTCCCTACTCTTCTATACAAAGCGCCACAAGATGCTCAAAACTGCCAGACTGAGATCTAAACAAAATACTCCTTTCACCTACAACCACTTCAAAAGCCCTCCCAAGTGCCTCTATCATAAAAGTTGGATTACACAAAAATTGAAACTCTTCATTTCCTTGAAATGGGACTATCTTCTCAACCCATTCTCCTTCTCTCTCCGCCCGACATATAACCTTATCCTTTCTTATTGTAATAGAAACGATTCTGTCAAGCTCAAACTGATCTTTAACAAGAAAAGATACCACCTCTACTGCTTCCTTAACTTCTGGAGGAAAACAAAATTCTTTTCCTTCAATCTCAAAAAGAGGCAAAATCGCATCTCTCTTAGGGAACTCCTCATCTAAAAACAGACGACAACTAAACATCGCTCCTCCTTTACCTGTAAAATGAATCCAAGCACCATCCCAAGTAAATCCTTTTAATGGAAACTCTTTAGAGAAAGATATTAGTTTAACTATAGAAGGAGCAGGAATTAAAAAAGAGGCATCAACTGGTTCCGCTAAGGTATATTTACTAACTCTAAAATTATCAGTAGCAAAGAGCATATCCCCATCTACATAAACACAAGAAAATACTTTGTTTGTGATATCTCTTGAGGTTGAAAATGAAACCAAATACATAGCATCAGGCAAATCCCTTGGTAGAGGTTTGAATTTTATGCTTGAAGTATCAAACACCTCAAACATCTCAATATCAGTATTAACCTTAAGTTCAGCCTTGGTATCTGCGGAGGAGAGTTTAAGCACACCATCTCTAAGTGATAAATCTACCTCACTATCCTTCACCCCATTCAACACAGAAAGTAACTTATCTGGTTCTATTCCACAAGAAAGATCAGTATCAAAAGGAATCTGCATAGAAACCATTCCATCATATCCGACAAGCTTTCCGGGAAGAAAACAGATTGTCTCTCCTAAAACATTACTTTTATCCACAAGGCGTCGTAAAAGTTTTAGCAGACCTGCTAGTTTATCTTTTCTATACTTCACTTTGTCTCCTCCCAGTAGAGTTTATTTGAAGAATCCTTTTCTTACTTTAAAAGCTGACTTCTTCCTTTGCTTATTGATATACTCCTCAAGACCTAAAAAATACCGAGCGTTTATGGCCGCCCTCACATTAGCATCTTCAATAACTTTCTCCCATTGATAACCATCAGCTTCAAGCATTGCCTTCAACCTTTTCTCCTCACCAGGAGACAAATCCCTTTTACGACCCATATGAATCATTAGAGGCTGTTTTGAATAATCAGCGTTCTTGAAACCACCAACCGGATAGTAAATTCCGCCCATGCCTGCAAGCACTCTCCAGGTGGAGGAATCACAACTTGTCCAAGGATAATCACGCATCATACTCGGTGATGTGACAGCAAACCCATGCGTCCTAACTTTGATCCCATTCTTCACTAAATAATCAAACACTGAATCTATCCAGCGCCTTTTCTGTATAGTAGGTAGATCATTTGCGGGCGAAATCCCTATATAGTCTACATGTTCAACCATCTTATCCAACCACTTGAAACTCTCACCTTGATGGAAGACATGAATTGGCTTAATTCCATTCTCAATCATCCTAAGCATATTCTGAAACCCCTTAGCCGCTGCCTGATCAATTATCTCCTGATTAAATCCCCTATTCAATGAACTTGTCTCTCCTTTCTTTCCTGGAATCACATCAAGATTGACAATGAAAAGCTCCATTCCAAGCTTCCTAAACTCCTTTCTCATCTGATGGGCAAACTCAATGTACTTATCAAGGTCAATCTCCTCTCCTCTACTCCATGCAGAAAAAGCACCAGAATCAAGAACCACCTTTCCACCTTCAAATGAACACTCTCTACAGTACTTAACCCAAGATAGAATCCCTTCTTTATAGAAATAAGAGAATAGTCGGTTCTTCACTTTTATCATCTCAAGTTCTTTCTTCGTAGGTGATGTACTTGCAAAATATAATATGAAGGGATGTTGCCCCATACTTTTTACCTCCCAAACAAAAAGGTGAGGAGGAGCAAAATCACCGCCCCTTTTAAGCCTTACTTCTCTGCCTTATACTCTCTAACAACAGTAATAGGAATACCACCACGAGGTTTCATACGGATACAAACAGAGGCTTTTCTTGGTTTCAAAACCTCTACAAGATCATCAAGAATCTTATTAGCAATTGTCTCAATGAATCCATTGTAGTTGCGAAAGGCACCAAAGTAGAACTTAATACTTTTAGACTCTACACAAAGTTTATCAGGCACATAAGATACCTTCACATAATAAAAATCCGGGTGGCCAGTCAAAGGACAAAGCGCTGTCATTTCTTCTGTCTCAATTACAACCTCAAACTCAGCCTCAGGCTTAGGACTTGGAAAAGTCCTTAAGATTTCTTTCTTTGGTTCAGAAAACTGATACCATTTCACTTTACTTCCTGGTAGAAGTGCTTTCTCATCCTCAAGAAGCTTCTCCTCAAGCGGTTTCTTTTCTTCCATCTTTACCTCCTTTTATTTGTATTTTAGTCTTTATGTAGAGTTCAGAATAGAGGGTGTACTTTACCAAAACTTAACTTGTACCTCCAAACTGTAAAATTTCTCTTGACTCCTTTTCTATTCACTCTACTCTCTTTTCCTATACACTCAAACCCAACCCGCTTATAAAACTTATCCGCTTCACCCCATTCTGGACAAAGTAATCTAATCTCATGACATCCTCTTTCCTTGCATACCTCTATGAGACGCTGAATAAGTTTTTTGCCTATGCTTTTCTTTCTCCAATCTTTTCTCACCCCAATATGATAAAGAGTGGCTTTTTTGTCCTTTCTAATATGAAATTCCACAAACCCAACAACTTCTCCTTTCACTTCTGCTACAAGAAGCTCCTTCCTCTCAATACTTTCCCTCAAAGCTGGCAAGTTCGGAAGCCCAAGGATCACATAATCATCATCAAAAATATCACATACAGCCTCTAAGTGCCTATCCTTTCCATAAACTATCTTTACTTCTGCACTCATAAACCCACCTAATCTCTAATATTTAAAACTCTTGACATAAACTCATCCTTACAACCATCTTCATTTCTCTCAAACACCCCCCTCACCGCTATGGTTTCAAAAGGAGAATTGTACTTTCTCAACCCACGCATCTCTTTACAGAGATGTCTACCTCTCATGAGTACAATCAATCCTTTGGGCTTCAACACCTCATCAAAGAAATCCGCAATCTGCTCACAAAGCCTCTCCTGAACCTGAAGCCTCGCAGAGAAATAATCAACCACTCTTCCTATCTTACTCGCACCTACAAGCCATTTATCAGGTATGTAACCAAAATAGTAATGACCAAAGAAAGGTACCATATGATGCTCACAAATAGAGAAAAAATAACCATGGTCTATAATCATACCAGAATACTTTACATCCCCGCCATTCTCAAACACAGTAACCTTCGGCTTCTGTGCAGGATCATATCCTCTAAAAATTTCCTTCCACATCCTCACTATACGATCAGGAGTCTCCCTCAAACCATCCCTTGCCGGATCTTCTCCTACCCATTCAAAAAGCAACCGTATAAATCCTTTAAGTGTATCCTCAATATCTTTCTCAAACAGAGACACTCTTTTCATTTGCCCCTCCTTAGAACAATCCTTCTTTTTTAACTCTTGTAATCAAAGGATCTTCAATTCCTGCCTCCTCAAACCCTTTTGCTCTAAGTTTACACGCAGGACATTCACCACAAGGTGGGAACTTACCATTGTAACAAGTATGGCTATAAGCGAGTGCTTCCATACAACCGGGCAAAGTGGTAGCAAGCTCTACCTCTTCCTTCTTAGTTATCCACATCATAGGAGTATGAATCCTAAATTGATAATCCATTCCAAGATCTAAAGTAACATTGAGGGCTTTGATTGTAGCGTCGCGACAATCAGGATAACCAGAATAGTCTGTTTGGCATACACCAGTGAAGATATCATGGATCCTCTCACTATAAGCAATCATAGCTGCGGCAGTAAGAAAGATAAGATTTCTACCTGGTAGAAAGCTTGCAGGCAAATTGCTATCCCTTTTGTGCGCCACAGAAATATCATCTTCAGTATTCAAAAGAGCAGACTCACCAATCTCTCTCATAATCTCTGTGTTGATAATTCTGTGCTCAATCTTATCGCAATACTCACTCGCAACCTCTACCACCTTCTTAGCCGCCTCAATCTCAATCCTATGGCGCTGTTTGTAATCAAATGTGAGAGCTAAAATGTCTTTAAACCCATACCTATGAATAGCAATGAAAAGTGTGGTGGTAGAGTCTTGCCCTCCTGACAAGACTACCAAAGCCCTTTTCGGTTTTCCTAACAAATCATTCATGACCTACCTCCTCTTATCTACTTTATTCTTCAAACTTAACAATACCATTCTCAATCTTAACAAGCTTAGAAAACTTACAGTATTTGGGATTCTTTCCATCATAGATATAGGTTTTAACTGTATTAGGAGAAGTTCCAAACTTCTTCACATACATCTCAACAATAGCTTCTACCGTGTGTTTACCCTCCGCAATAAGTGTTTCTAAAAAGGCTAACCTTTCACCTTTACCTTTCTTAACCTTTTGCTCACTTTTAGATTTTTCCTTCACAATATTGACCTGAATAGCAGAAGATCGAAGCTTTGCACTCTGCTGTTTAAATTCTTCTTTAGCTTTCTGCCCCGCAGGACCAACCGGAATCTCTTCAGCCTGAACCTCGACTTTCTCCTCATCATATTCTTCCTCTAACTCATCAGCAACTATATCATGATACATGTCCACCACACTATCAGGCAGCAACTCTTCCTCATCTTCAGTCAGACTCTCAATCGCATCAACAAACTCATCTCTAAGACGCTCTATATCTTTTCTCGTAAGGCGCTTCTTGTTGGGAATCTCAATAGGTTCCATGATTTCCAATTCATTAAAATCCTTTATGGCTTTAAGTAAAGCTCTTACGCTGATCTCTTTTGCATCCTTCATCTCTCCTACCTCCTTACTATTTTCTCCTTCATCTTATATTATATGATAATATGATATCGACATCAGAGATGAAACAAAATATCATAAAATTTGTCCTTCAATTTGCAACCTACCCGAAATCTTTAGATTATACTCCATTGCAAGCTTATACACTACAGGCCAAGATTGCTTAAGTTCTTCTGCTGTCTTTCCTCTCGGCATAAGCCAAAGAGCTTTACTGAAACCTGCTTCAACTAAATCAATGACAAAAGTTTTAACTTTCATAGAATCCCAAACCACAACTTTGATACAATAACCTGTAATATAAGATGCACGAAGTTGTTTGCATTGATCATATTTGAGCCGAAAGTTATTTATGCTGTATTCTTTAGGACTCCAATTGATCCATATCTTGAGATGAGTGAAATGAGGAAGCTCAGAAAGAAGTTCGTGTAACAAGTAACCATTAGTTTCTATCTCCACAAACACTTGCTTATCTGGCTCTAACCAAGTATCGAGATACTTAAGCAAATTGACTACCTCCGCATAGTACAAAGTAGGTTCGCCGCCTGTTATTACGATCCTGCCCACTTCTTTAGCCTTCTGCAAGACAGAATCATAAGGAATAAGCAACTCTTCCAAATTCCTAGTTCTTGGAATAGTATCGCAACCGACAATGCATTCACCATTGTAATTACACTTCTTAACCCGCAGGAAGAATGCAGGATGTCCCGCAAAGGGACCTTCTCCCTGTATAGACTTGAAAGCTTCTACTACCGGAAAGTGCTGCATAGCTATCCTCCGTAGAGAGTTATTTTGCGCCAATGTATAACCCTCTGACGATTATCACATAAAACTCTAATAGTTATATCTGCCTCAGAACCGTAACCGCACTCTTCGCACTCTATATCAACATAATTCAAACTAATATGCATCTTGGTTCCATCCACTCCGCCATAGTACGGATAGAGCAACCTTACATCGCTTAACGGAATACCTTCAGAGTCCTTCAGATACTGGTAAAATCTGTTTTGTTCACTCATTGGTTATTCCTTCTTCCATTCAGCATAGCTATCCGGCGTCTCATAGAATCTAACCCTTACAAGATTGTCATCAAACTCGCTTTTCAAGACTTTTACCACATATCTAACCATCTCTTCAGCTGTAGGGTATTGAAAGAAATCATTCAAATAAGCATGATCAAATTTAGAAATAACTTTTTCATGAATAATCTTTTTCAAATCATTGAAATCAAGCACCATTGTAGCATAAACTTCCCCGGAATTCTTTGGAGGCCCACTGACTTCTACTTCTAGAATCCCTCTATGCCCATGAAGTTTACCACATGATCCCTTGTAACCTGGGAGCTTGTGAGCAAAATCAAAAGCAAACTTCTTAGTAACCGTAACTTTGATCTCTGATGAAGCGCCTTGTTTCCTTGGTGAAGCAGTCAATGGTATAACATCAAAGTGATTACACTCAGGACAATAAAACACTGTTAGTAAATACTTACCATTATGCATAAGTGTCCATGTTTTTATATCATCACAACTACAATCGGGACATTTGAGTGGTAATTTTGTTTCCATAACTAACCCTCCTAACTGTATTCCCTTTCACTTATTATTATAACCTTTGCACTTTAGAGATGAAACACTAATTTTCATTCTTTTCCTCTTCAGGAGCATCCCACCACTCACTATCAAGCAGCAGTTGTCCCGCTTTCCAATTCGTTAACACCGCAACCTGCTTCTCATGAGAAAAATCACCTTCACGCCTTACCAACACACCTATCCTCAACATACCTAACCTTTTCTCCAGAGGGGTTTGGTTTAAAGTGAGGAGCAAATCTACATGAGCAAGCTTTCTAATATCCTCTGCTGTATCCTCTTCCGTAACCACAGCTTTACGAATACCACCACGGTTTGTTTGTGTAGCTGTAACAACAAGACATTTCTTCTCCATTGCTAACCTTTTTAACTGCTTCCAAATCTCGTTTATTCCGGTTCTCTCCTCACCTACAAATCTGCTGGGAGCTATAATATCAGCATAATCTACAACTATTACATCTGGTGGAAAGTCCTCAGTATATTCAAGATTTTCCAAATCTGACAAAATTTGCCGTAAAGTTGCTGAAAATGAAGGATAAGATTTTACTCTTATTCTATCTCCAAACATGGTTTTGAAAGACTTAACCTTTCTAACTGCTTCTGGATAAGTTAAAGGTGGTATCTTGACAAAAGTATACCAAACTGCTGGATCCCATTCAGATAATCCACGGTCACGACAATAAGTACATGGTTGATAATCAGGTGGGGCTTCCTCTGGGCTGGGTAGTTTCCCATTAACAAGTAAAGGTACTGTGCTTGTTCGCTCTGATCGCATACAAGAACCTGATTGGTTTTTCTTACAATCAAAACAAGGATAGTATAAGATCTCTTGAAACCCTTTTCCAGCTATTCTCTTTAACAAACGAGCTTTCACCTGCTTTGAAGGCATTTCCAATGAGATATAAACAGTTCTAAGCTTGGCAGCTACTGCCTGTATAGCAAACTCTTGCAAAACCCAACTCTTGCCTTTTTTCATAGAGCCCATAACACCGACCAATTGTCCTCGCTCCAAAGGCCCTACCATCTCACCCAACGCACCAGGGAATGTAAACAACTGGTCTGATTCCTTCTCAAATACTTCCCAAATACTTTCAGATGCAAACGGGTCTTCCCACCCACTTACCTCTTTTGCTATATCCTTGTAGCTATCCAGAAGCCTCTCTGCTTCTTCTACATGATCTCTCATCAAAGCTACTTTCAACTGATCAGCCAAAACCTCAAGTGAACGCTTACGAAAATAAGTTAAAGCCTGATCAACAAAATAGTCATAATTTATAGATTCTTCGTTCTCATATTGTTCTGAAAGCTTGAGCAAGAATTGCTCAATAAGCTCTGCCTCATCAGACTTCAACTTACTGCGTTCAGTTTCAAAGATAAGTTGTATATCACGAAAGGGTGCTTTCTCATACTTGTTAAAATACTCCTTTACCCACCCAAATACTCTCCTCCCATAAGAATTTGTGAAATACACTTCCTTTGCAATTGGTAATACCTTTTTACAGAAAGCAGTACTAACAATAAATCCGGTGAGTATCCTTTGCTCAATTGTTGTGTCAATTTGTCTTTTGCGTAATACCATAAGTTAGCCTCCTTACCAGTCCGTAACGACCGAAACATTAGAATCATAAGGATGTTCCCATTGCTTGAGAAACTCTTTCTGAGTCTTGGTAGGAAATAAAGAATTTTGAAGGAATAGCATAGACCAGTAACTATCACCTTTCACTGCCCAGCGTTTGATTGCTTTTAAGTAGCTTTTGATAAGTTCGAAGTAATCATCCCTCTTCGCAATAAAACCTAAGTTGATTCGTTTACGCATTAGCTCCTCATCATCTCTGTAAAGGGTATAGCAAATCGTATCAAACCAAAGCCTTGGCCAATACTCACGCTTAATACGAAGAACATCGTCTATCTTCTCGTTTATCTTCTCAAAAGCGTCAACCACTTTAGAAGCAATTTGTAATAGATATCTTTCCTGTATTGGGGTAAGCTTTGTGTTAACTCTCTTGTCCCATTCCTTTACCAAGCCTCGATAGATATCTCTGTTTTCACTAACTTGTTTCAATGTTCCCTTTTCTAACTCTTCAAGTACCTTAAGCATAAGGCTATACTGATTGAAAGAATCATAAATAAAAATATCGATTGGAGTTGATCTTAACTTATGCTTTCTTACCTCGTCAAATGGTGGATAAGCAGGATCAAATACCTTCTTTGTAAAATAATCTATAGCTTTTTTTATCTCCTCAACTGACACCTTCCTCCCACCAAGCCCTGTATGAGTTCCATTAAGCGCTGCCTTTATAGCCTCAAGCGCTCTTCTGTAAGTCGTATCTTTAACTGGATGCCAAAGCCTCTTACCATCTTTCGACCTTATAGATAACCAGTAATCAAGAATCTCATTAACTCGCTTAGAATAACGCTTACGAACTGCTTCTATCTTGTTGCGCTTTAATGTTTCCTTAAGACTTTTGCTTAATGCTTTCCTATCAACCTTCCTCACCACAGGGGTGGAGGAGGGTGGTGCAGGCGGCTCAACAACCTTCCTGTGACGAAGCGAGTAAACTGAATCTTTCTTGTTTGACAATAAAGAAACTCGTTTACTATATTTCTTATCAGGAAGCACCTGCACAGGTTCGCCCTGTGCTTTTGCTTTCTGAACAGATGAATAAGAAATGTTTTGATTTATAAATCTCTTATCATCCCCTGCCACCACTACTTCCCTTTCAGGGTTGTAAAAAGTGGTAGGGAAAGATGAAAGGTCTTGCTCAATAAGCAAATTAAGATAAGCAACTTTATTGAATTTTCTTTCATAGAACTTTTTTGAAATCTCTTCAAAGGAACTATCAAGTTCCTTATTTATTGATTCTATAGAATCAATAACATTACCTAGCTTATATATTTTACCATATATCTCTCTTATGCTATATATTAATGCTTCCGGAAATTTTTTGAAAACAGGCCTCCGGAAATTTTTACCTAAATTTAGAAGGTATATATACACCTTGGCAGACGGGCTAATAAGTTCACATCCTTCACCTCCAACCAGGTTACTGATTCTACTTAGAACTCTTTGCAAAAGTTTCCATTGATTTCTTACACATTCTTCTGATGCATTTTCTACTTTCTTGAATATACCTCCCATTCTTGCAAGCAGCCTTATCAGTGAGTCACACAGCATACCTGTATGTACGGGGTTACTGAAAAAGTTCTTGAGCTCAATTCTTATAGTTGTCTTTTTCTTTTCCCTTTTGAGCGTTATGAGGCCTGTCTCTTTAAGAAACTCTAAACATTGTTTAAACCTATAAGGAGTCATTCCAAGCTTATCCATCAGGTTCAATTGATGCAAAGACGCTGTCCAGCTATAATTCTTGTTGAGTAAACTATAGAGTCTGTTCTGTAGAAGTTCACTCAGTACTATCCAACTTTGGAGATAAAAGTTTCTCCATCTAGATGAGGTCTGCTCTATCTCATTCATTGGTTTGGGTATAGTAGCGAAGTAAGCGGTTACATAATCTCCCTTTACTAAAATAGATAAACCTATGTTGAATCCTTTATCATCGTATCTTGGACTTATATGAATCAGATCTTTTTCACTAAGCCACTTTAATCCTCTATCTACTTCATCTAAGCTGAGTCCTGACCTTTGGGAAAGAGCTTCTCTTGTGATGTTTATCATTTTTGCATTTAGCTTAAGTGAAAACCATTCTTTACCTTTTTCCATGAGTTGATCTATCACTAAATCATCATCAATCTCAAACCAACTTAGAAGCACTCCATATAAGTAACCGAATTTGTACTGCCAGATGGGAATTCTCTTACCTTCCTTTTGTGGAGTGTAGAAAGGCTTGTAAAGGCGGTAGAAGTGAAAATTTGGTTTGAGCTTTTTGAGATGTCTTGTTACTTGTAGTAGGACTGTACAAGGTTTTATCATATCTCTTCCTCCTCTAAGCTTTCATTTGCAAGTTCCTCGATTTCTCTTTCAAACTCTTCCTCTTTGAATATATCAACTTCTAAATCCCATCTATCAAATATACGCTTATCATTTTCATCTGCATTAGTAACCATCTGCGTTTCTCTTATGACGCTTTCAAGTTGAACAATGTTCAAATTACAATTACCTAAGCTCAGAAGGTCGTGCGGTACATCAGCAAGATCACAAGCTATCTCTTCAGGCAACTTTAACAACCTTGCATAATCAGCCATAGCGTATTTTCTGATCATGTTTAGGTGAAGCTCAATGATAATATCCTTCGCTTTCCTACTCCCAGGACTGTAAGCCTTACCATAGGTTACAAGTAAATATAGCTCCATGTTTTCAAGTAAAGTCTCAAGTTTGCTTTCACTTATACTGAGCAGTTTGCGTAGAAGTCGCTTAGGTAGACGAAATATAATTCTTGCGCCTTCAGGAGGACGCTCCTTTTTCTTATAGCGCCAAAAAGAAAGAAGCAAACCAACAAGCAATGCCCCTTCAAATCCTACCAAATGTGCTATACTCCACGATATAGGAACTACAAGCGGTGAAAATTCTTCCATCCAAGCACAAGCACTTATAATATTGTTTTCATTGCCATACTTGATACACTCTTGGATCTGCTGTTCAATGTTCCTATAGGATTTGATTGCTTCTTGATACTGAGTATATCGCTGAAAGTCAATATGAATAATTTTATCATCATGAATCTCTATTGTATCATCGTTGTCCTCAATTGATGTAGATTGAGAAGCTTCGTAAGTTGAATGATCTATCATGTCATTCAGCGATAGGTGTTTGTGCTTAATCTTTGTTCTTTTCTTCTTGCGTTTTCCCATGTTCTACCTCCTTTGTTTTTTGTATCAGGTTGCAAAGTTGTTCATAGAGCGGTTCTAATTGGTATTGCCTAATGATGCTATCAAGTGCTTTTTCTAAAAGCTCTTCAGCAAGAACGACACGAGATTTACCAATCAGTTCAGTTATACTCGCTACTGTCTTCCACTTAGCAGTATCAACTTGCAGAAGGATCTTGGTTTTATGTTGGCAATTTCTATCCATAGTCCACCCCCATTAAGAAAAGCGAATTTTTATAAGTTTATAGGTTAAAGTACTTAACATCTTAAGATTTAACCTCCTGCTTCTTTTCAGCAAAGTAATCTCTCAGAATCTGCTCTACCAACCTACTTGTAGTCGTGTCCTTCTTAACCGCCTCTTCCCTTACTTTCTTCCAAACTTTGTAGTCCACAATGACCTGGACTGGCTTTCTCCCATCTTTAATCTCTACTGGTCTTCCCATCTTGTTCATAGCTTACACCTCCCCTCATTTTAATTATAACCTTTGCACTTTAGAGATGAAACAAATCATCTAAAAATATCCTCCTGATTTTCCTTACTTCTTTCTCAGTTAGACTTGCTGGGTCTTCAGCGTCAATCTCAACAATCTCTACTTTATCAACAAAAGGCGATAGCTTATAAGCAAGCTCTTCAGCCTTTTCCAATGCTTCTGGTTCCGGATCATACATAATAGCAACACTGCTCGGTTTTTTATTAATGATAAGTTTTACTTGCTCATCGGTGAAGTTTGTACCAAAGGTAGCAACTGCCCCATCACCTATTCTCCAGACATCAAAAGGCCCTTCTACAATAATCATTCTACCACCAGGTTTTACCGAGTCTATATTATAGATAGATTCTTTTACAGGGATAATTGATAAGTCATTTGGATAGTTTTTATACCTTATTTCAGTTCTTCCTGTAACATCTCTTGAAGTAAAAGTTACGAGTCTATTCTCAACAAAAACTGGAATAATAATCCTAAACTTGTATTTTCCAACGGGTCCGCAACCTCTGAGTAAGTATTTCCTCGTAAGATAATCGGGGTTAAAACCTCTGCTTAGTAAATATTCCTTGTGCATTTCGGGCAAAGGGGTTACTGCACTTTTAGGTATAACTACCTGTTTATCTTGCTCGCCCTCTTCCTCAGCAATCTCTTCCAGTGGTATTATAGCACCAAACTGCTGATACTTTGCAAGGATTCTTCTTGCTTCTTTGGTGGAGCACTTCTCGATAACTTTTATGTAATTGATGACACTACCATGAGGACCGCATCTCCAACAATTAAGTCTTTTCTGAGGACTAATACCAAGATGGAAGCTTGGGTCATCGCACCATGGACAGTTAACCTCTATCCAGCCATAAGATACATTCTTACCGTGAGTATGGTATTCTATACCTTTGTCATCAAGGTAGGCAACTACATCAAAATTTTCAATCAATAAGGAGAAGGCCATCATGAGTTATTTATCTCTGTGAAAATTTCCAAATTGATACTCTTTCAGCATCATAGTTTGTTGGAGTTGCTTTAAGTCGCCCTCTATCTGCGCCCTTCTTGACACCTATCCTAAACCCAGACAGCAAGCTATATCCTTCAGTGTATAGAAACAACTCACAAGCCTTTTTTGCCAGTGCTTCCCAGGAATCAAGTCTTTCTATAATTTTACACAGCCTTCTAATACGGTAGTGATGAAGCTGACGATAGAAAGCAGTTTGAACTGAGTACAAAAGCCAGAATCTTATAGCTTCTGGATGCATGTACTTTAGCTGAGGAATGAGATCAACTAGGCAATGCCATAAAATTTGTTTTTCTTTCAGGCTAGTTCCTATTTTGATACCGTCGATAACAACTCTACATTTAAAAGGTCTTCTTCTGAGTCTTTTCTTTTTACGACGCCTGCTCATTTTGTATGACCTCCTTTGCGTCTATAGTCTTTATGGGCCATTCAAATGCTTGATAGACAGCAAGGCGTTGATCACTGTGGTCTTCTAGTATGTTGTTGCTGTAGTCGTAAAAATCAACGACCACAGGTGTGCTGCCTGATGGTCTAAGTGCTCTACCCACTGCTTGTATAGTACTTATTTCACTCTTTTTCCCCGCTGCGTTTATAACAGCATCGAGAGATGGAACATCTACCCCCTCTTTCCACACAGTTGTAGCTATAACTATTCTGATCTCTTTGTTTTGAAGGCTTTCTTTTATCTTAGTTTGTAGCTCATCACTTGTTTTTCCGGTGACTAAGTAAGCTTCAGATAACATACTCTTGATGATCTCTCCGTGCTCAACTTGAGCTACTTGTATTAGAACAGTACCTTGCTGAGCAAGTTTCCTTGCCATAGTCGCAATTACTAAGTTCCTTTCTTTGTTACAAACTATTCCATCTCTGTATACTGTATACCAGGAGCCACTAACATCAGCTTTACAATATACTATGATAACTTGCGGTAGAGCAACAAAACCGTATTTAGCTAGTTCTTTGTAGCTGATAGATTCAATAATTGGTCCGAGAATACCTGTGGCTTTCATGTATTCTTCTTTAGTCCAAAGTTTGTGCGGTGTAGCAGTTAGTCCTATTCGAAGAGGTACTTCAAGATGAGCCAGTACTTTCCTATAAGAGTCAGCGTGACTGTGATGGGCTTCATCGACAATTATTAATTTCAGTTGCTTTCCCAACTGCCTTAGTTTGTTTTTTTCCCACTTAGCTAAGGTTTGCACCATAGCTATCGTAATATCACCTATTGTTTCTTTACCACCTCCTATCATACCTATACTGAGTTCAGGTAAGAGCTTTCTAAAAGTCTTCTTTGTTTGATTGAGAAGTGCTTTGGTATGTACAAGGAACAGGACTTTTGGATTTTGTAGTGAGGAAATAATACCAGCAGCGATTACTGTTTTGCCGCTACCGGTTGGGGAGTGAATGATGCCTCGTTGTTTGGTAAGTGCTGATTGAACAGCCCTTTTCTGATAAGGTCTGAGTGATATACCGTTGAGCTGAGGTTCTCTGATTTTTGGTTTGTAGTTTAATTTCTTTATTTTTAACTTCCATTTTGATCCTATCTCTGGGATTAGTCCGGCAAAGAAGTAACCTGTATAGGTAATACAACTTACCCATTCCTTATGCTTGATCATTCTACCCCAAGAATCTCTCTCCCAAAAAACTTTGTAATAGCCTAGTTCTTTTTTAAGCTGTTCTTTGACGGCAGGATTGACAACTTTAGCCCAAACATAGCTTGTTTGTACTATGTCATAACATTCCTGCACTTTGTCCAGCTCGGGAGAGGGTAGCCAGGTTTTTAGATATTCAAGATTCTCAGCGGTAGCAGGAAATTCCCACTTACCATCACCTAAGTATTTTCTTGTTGGTGCATTTTTGCAAAGTTCGTTTAGTTCAGGTGAGTATTTTAACAACTGAATTTGTATACAATCATCATACACCTCGTAGTGATACATAACAAACCTCCTACTAAAGGTTGTTAAGCCACTCCTTTATCTCTTTAAAAGCTTTCCAGATTTTTCTGTAAGACCACTTCCACTCATTATAGACAAATCGTTCGATAGACTTTTTTGTGATCTTGCCGTTCCAACCTCTGTACTCACCGTTGGTAAAGATTTCCTTTGGTGAGTTAAATATCAAACGGACAATCTGCTTTGCTTCTTCACTTAACCCTTCAAGTTGTTTGAAATGTCTGTCTCGCTCTTTGCGAAGCAGATAATCTTCAGGTGTGTCATAGCACGGAGCATTCCAACCAACATTCGGGTCGTCAAAGTAAATGATTCCTTGATTGCTAAGAACATTGTTGATAACAGTAAGTGCATACTTGAGTTGATAAAGCTCCTTTTCTTTTCTACTTAGCCTCATTTTTACACCTCCTTCTGAGTAGTTTTCTTTTGTTTCTTTTCCTAAGTTTTGATCTCTTTATTTTGTACTTTACTACTATACCATCAATAAACTTTACGACTTTATTCTCTTCGATGAGCTCTTTTAGAGCCGTATGACATAGTGAGATGGAGGATTTGGTAAGGTAAGCAAGAGTTGTGACATCCTTTGGTTCTTCTTTCAAAAGTCTTAGCAGGGAGAGTTTGTAAGTTGGGCTTATTTTGCTCATGAATTAACCTCCGAGTCCTAATGACGGAAGAATAACAAATCGTAACAACAAAAAGAATACAAGAATTAACAGGTTTCCGCCCAATATCTCAACCCATTCCCAAAACTCATTCATTGTTAAACCTCCTTATAAGGGATCTTCTTTGCTTTTAGTTCTTTGTAAAGTTGTTTAAGTGATACAGTTTTGTCTAGCCAGTTTTCATTTTCTGTGGTTCTCGGCAAGGAAGCAATTAAATTTTTCCACCATGTATCTCTTTTAATACAACTTGGTTTGAATATTCTAATCTCAAAACCCTTACCTTTGCAGATAGGACAAGGCTGGTTGAAAAATCTTCCTGAACCATTACACCAGGAACATTTAAGAATATATAATTTTTTAGATTGTGACAATTTGATAAGTCGGTTTATTGATTTATTAACTGCTGGATCTGGATGTATAAGCATTGCTAAGCCTCCTTCTTAACCAAACTTTGTTTATTAATTTTTCTATTTCATCCAAAAGTTGATTTTGTTCAGATCTGGTCATATAGATGGCTTCGTGCCAGTACTTTATCAGAAGTGGTTTGGTTTCTTTAACAAACCTCATAAGGAATTTTCTAATCTTTTTTCTGAGTTTTGCTTTTCCAATTATTCTTGGGTTTTCTTCTATAGTAACTTCTACTGATTCTCCTTTTCCACACTTTTGAAGATAATACTTTATTCTTGGTTCGTGATAAATCTTTTTATCACCTACTGACCAAATGTGAATACACCCTGGAATATCTACATCAGGCTGTGCAAAGTTTGCCATTTCTGTGATAGGCATTACTTCAAGTAGTTCTTTTGCTTTTGTCATCTTTACTTCTCCTTTCGTCTACAAACTTTCTACTGCTTTCTGCAGTAGCGAAACAAGCTCTTGCGGTACATTCTTAGGTACATAGATGACAATCTTTTTTGACTCGCCACCCTCGAATAGCAACCTACTTGCCCAACCAGGGGTACCAAAAGCCCACTTGCCGAGAGTATCAATGGTTATCTTTTCCCCTTCTGTAGTAGTGACTTCAAACGGATTTGCAAGTGGAAGAAAATACTCAGGAAATCCCTTGCAAGCTTGTCTTATAACTTGCTTCAAGCCAAATCCCCAACGATTTGGTTTCTGGAATTCCAGTTTTACGCCTATCCTACTTCCAGGAGGAACTAAAGGAACCTCAATAGCTTTCTTTTCTTCTGGTTTAACTTCAAAGTCTGTCCACTTGCTCATCTCCTATACCTCCTTATGTTTAGTTGCTTTATTGCTTTTTTAATTCCCTGGAGACTGTCAATACCCCAGAGGAATAAATGTCCTTCTTTTTTAGCAAACCTTTCAATCTTGAAAGACTCATTACCTCTATAGTCAGGATCCTTGCCATTGTGGGAGCAGAGCCAGACTACCTTGTAAGGTTTGAGTAGACGGGAAAGTTCTTTAAGATCTGTTGTATTAATATCCATGTAATCGCTCCAGATAACTATGGTGCTGCCAGCTGGAAGAGAATTATCTTTTAGAAATTTCTTTACTTGGAGATGAAAGTCATAAATGTATTCTGCCTCCCACATTCCTCTTATATCCCACCAGTCTTTGTCCTGGTGGATAAATGTTCTTGGGAGAACTTTCTCTGGGTGAGCTTCTGAACCGATAACTACTTGGACATCGTTATCTTTGCAAGCGGCAGTAATTAGGGTGATTATAAATTTGGTAAGATGACTTACACTACCACTGACATCGACCCAGAGAGAGATTTTCCTCGATTTCTGTCTGGAGAACTTTGCTTTTGGAAGTTCTCCAGGTTCCATAGTGAGAGAGCGAATTACTTTCTTGGCATCCCAACGGTCAAAACCTTCTTTCTTTCTAAAAAGATCTTCTATTTCAGAGAAAAATCTTCTCAAGAGATAAAGGACTTCTTTTTCAGAGGCAGTAGAGGAATCCTTGGCAGTGAGTGCTCCTGCCTGTCCGCCACCTCCGCCGTAGGAGTGTTGATCCTCTTTCGGGTTGTAACTGATTTCCCAGAGAGATTTAGACTCAGAGGAGCTTATATCTAAAGAGTCAGTCGTTTTATCTTCAGATATAAACTCCTCCAGAATTTTGGAAGCCCTCTCCTCGTCAGAGAGGACTTCCTCGTCTGGAGAGGAGCCCCGGCCAGGTTCATCTTTTTTCTGGGACTCCTGTTGCCTGCTTTCACTGGCACCTGCAGAGCGGGAATCCAGCGAGGAATCTTTCTCCTTGCCAGCCCCAGCCTCTGCAGAGGCGGGCGACCCATCAGCCTCTGTACTGTCCGAGGAAGAGCGAACCTGGCAACTCTCTTCCTCGGTGCCCTCGGATAGAATTTCTTCCAGGATCTTCAGTGCGTCGATTTCCTCGATTGCGCTGTTAGACCCTGGCGACTCTGCGTCCGGGGCTTCCGCAGAGCCCTCACCCTCCTGGCGCTGAGTATCCTCCCCTGAGGAGTACTCAGCACTTTCCGAGGAGCTCTGAGCATCGCTTTGTAAAGTTTCAAGAGCATCCTCAGTACCCTCTGCCTCAGCTTTGGAGCAGTCGGAATGACTTTGCTGCTGTTCTCGCTCCTCAGCCTCAGCAGAGGCAGGAGAGTGTAAGGAATCATCCGGTTTAGCTCTTTCCTCCTTCTCAGGAGTACAGGAGAAACCGGATGATTCCTTGGCCTTCTTAGCGAGATAGGTAAATAATGATTGTGTTATTCTTTGTATGAGGCACTTAGTGCGACATTCTACGGGTGCTTTCTTGTATCCCCAAGGGTCATCGATACCCCAGCATTCACGAAAGTAATCTGGATTTTCACATTTAAATTTTCCCTGTAGCCACAAATTCTCTCCGTCCCAATGATAAATAACACCTTTGTACAGAAAATCTTTTTCTATGGGTAGAAATCTGCATAAAGTTTTCAATCTTGACGAGTTAATTATAACCTGTCCAGAGATTTTCCTAGAGTAACTTAAATAGCTTTTGCTTTGTTCACCCCATGCCACATAGAACTTCATCTAAACCCCCCTTATATCCTTGTTCTGCAACATCCCCACCCACCAAGAACGGGGATACTTCTGTTCCAAAATAGCTCTATCCTCTTCATAAGCACAAAGCCAGGACAGGACTACCTCTGCCCTTGCCTCGGGATTGTCCAGCAGAAGAACATCCCGGGCAAGGTTTATAAGCTCCGGAGTAGAAGGAGGCTTAATAATATCCTCCCTCTTCCGGAGCCAGCCCGCCACAGAAACCAAACCCTTTATAAAAGCAGGGTGAGCCTCTGGGCAGTCCCTTTGAATAATCTCCGCCTCCACCTCGGCCGGAGGGTATTTGCAGTATACCCTCCGGAACCTCCTCATGAGAGGTTCCGAGAGGAGGCGCTCCTGGTTGGAGGTAGCACAGACATAAAGCAGCGCTCCCTCCTCCAGGACAAATTCCCCCAGATGCGGGTCGTATACCCTCCCGCTCTGGAGGAATGTAAGCAGGAAGGCGTCCACTTCCGGATGAGTTTTATCTAACTCATCCAGAAGCAGAAAAACAGGGTGCCCCCCTGCTTCATTTGCCTTTTGAATGGCCTGGGGGAGAATTCCAGGCCTGAGATAGGAGACAAGATCTCCCTTGCCTCCACTGAGCTTCTCTATGACCCCCTTAACATCAAGGTCATAGAGAAGCTCTTCCCTACCAGTACCGTAATGGCACTGGTAGGGAAGTAGAGCTCTGCTCAGAGCCTTGGCAAGACATTCTACGAAGAATGTCTTGCCAGCCCCGGCGGGGCCTAATAATAAAAGCCCTGGCACCCGCTGGGCTGGCTTCGAATTCAACAGAAGCCAGCCCTGGGTAACCAGGGCATCTTTAGCCGAGGCCTTGTAACCAGCCTCAGCTAATTTTAGTAAAAACTCTTTTATGTTATTCATCTTTGTCCTCCTCTTATTTTGTTCTTACTTTTAAATATAATAAGATTTTTTAAAAATACAAGTCTCAAAAATCTGAAATAAAGTTGATTAAACTTAATTACAGGGAATTATTTGATGATCGCTAATGGTTTTCCAAATTTTTAAGAATTTTTACTAAAAAGAAACCCAGCCCGGCGAGCGGGACTGGGCAAAATGAGACCATTACTCCTTTTCTCCAAACATCTTCCTAAGTAACTCCTTAGCCTTTTCAACCTTTTTCTTGATTTTAGGATCAACTCCCTTTCCACCACGATTTAAAAAGAAGTTAAGTGCAGCCATAGCAGACTTTAAGTCCTTGTGAGTCTTCTTAGCCCACTTAGCGATGTCTTCGGCTGATCCTTCCTTGAAGAGCCCCTCAGGCGGATGATGCTTAACCTTAACCTTTTGAACCCATTTCTCGTAAAGGTCTAAGATCTGTTTTGCCCTGCTCATTACTCCTCACCTCCTTCGCTGTTTTCTCGCTTACCTACCATTGGTGTTCCGCACTTGGGACACTTTTTCTGATTGCAAGGTACTCCTTTTTCGTGCGGTTCTTCGTATCCGCAGTTAGGACAAACACAAACATCTGTTCCACCGTCTCCAACCCTTGGATTACCTACACCTTGCCCGCTTCCTCCCATTTGTTCCACAAGCTCCAGCAACTCCCTTGCCTTACTCATCTTATCTCACCTCCTGAGCAGTTTTGTTGATTTTGCTATAACATTCCGCGCATATAGGAGCATGCAGATTGTAATCATAGTAGTAGGTCTTTCTACCGCAAAAGGCGCAAAATCTAGCATGATCATCAATCAAAATTATCTCTCCAAGCTTCCTAAAAGTCGCGCTTTCCAGCAAATCCACTTTCAGCGTAAACTCATAGTAAGCCTGATCAATACCAGCCTTTTCAAACTCCTTTTCTATGATCCGTAACACTTTGCTTCTTATTCTATTAAGTAGCTTGAGTTCTTCTTTAGTTAGGTAAGTCATTTAGTAAACCTCGCCGTTGTAAATAGTTTTTATTTCTGCCTTAAATCTGCCTTGCTCATCATATTTAACTATAGCGAAACCCTGCGTCCAGTTATTCAAAATAGCATACTCAAAAGTGGTAGCAAGATGCCCAACCGCTCCACCCCAGTAAAGCTCTCCGTCTATGCGTTTAAATACCTTTTCCTGGTTTCTATGGAAATGCCCTACAATGAAGTGATCATGTACATACTTCCAAATAACATTTGTGATGTATTCAGGGTTGTAGCTTCCGCCAGGACGCTCATGCCCGTGAAGAAACCAAAGTTTACCAATTCTAAAAGGGCATGAGCGATATTCTATATCTAACTCTTTAAGCCCAAGTTTTTCCTCCAATAAATTCATTACTAACTCCATATATTTCACTTGCATTTTGCATTATATAAGTAGTCAACCTGCGTTCATGGTTACCTTCGTAGTAAATGATTTTTGCTTCAGGGAACTTACCCCTTAGTTCTTTAAGAAAGACTTGTGTTTGGGTTATCTCCTCAAGCACCGAAGGCTTCGTGTTGTCTTTTGCCCTTGGAAACCTCGAAATTTTAAAGAAGTCAAGCACATCACCAAGCAACACCATCAAATCAGGTTTTACTTTTTGCTCCTCAAGATAACTAAATACAGCACTTAGGGCTGATCTATCAAGGAACGGAATGTGAAGGTCAGCCAAAACAAGTGCTGTTCTAAGCCCTGCAATTTGCTCTTCTGTTGGTTGTAAGCCGATGATCTCCTTGTTCTCTATAGCGAAAAGCAATCCTCTTGCCAACTGCTCTGATATCTCAAGAACCTCAGCAAACTTCTTTCTACCTATAGGCTTACCTTCAACTTCTAAGTGTTTCTTCCATACGAGCAAAGCCTTACGCCAGAGTTCAGGAGCAATTTTCAATGTTGTTCCCTCCACGAAGAGCTAAGCTTTAAATGGATTCTCCAGCTCCTCTTCTTTCACCTCCTTTCCTGGCTTTGCTTTAACAAGAACGGAGTTAAGTTGCAACTTATATTCGCCTAAATACCTACCTTTACCTGTTAAGTGGTAATGAATTGACATTGCTTTACCTTTTGTTACGATTCCACCTGGCCACTGCTCAGGCACCCCATAATCCTCACTTCCAATCTCTATACCTTTGCTTAGAAACTTCTCAGCAACTTGTTTAAATTCGTTTTCCTCTATAGCATCTTGAAGATCTTTACTAAAGTCTATTTCTTTGTTTATTCTTATTTCTATTCCATGTTCTAACTTGCTGAGTGAGTAGTTTTTGTAAGATAGATAAGATTCAAGCAGGACATAGGCAAAATAAAGCTCGTTAAGTTTGCTCTGCTGTATAGCTTCGACGAGAGCGAGCAATTGTACTGCTTTTGACATAAATGATTCCTCCTTTCTTTCCTTTCTCTTGAGTTTTCTCGCTTTCTTTATAGCCTTAGCTATCATCTTCTTGCCTTTCTTTCTATACTTACGCAGGTCAACTTTGATGTCTCTTAAGATAGCTACAGCTTTTGTTTTGCCACCTTCAGGTCCTTTCTTATCTGTTACACAAAGCAGAAGTTTCACACCCAGCTTCACGGGTTTTACTCTATATTCCTTTCAACCTTTATCGCTTGCAAGCTTCTGCCTTACATAATGTCCAGTTTTGAGGTAACCGTATAGCTTTTGTTTTTTGTTCAGAACTATCTTTTTAGCCATATTTCCTACCTCATCTCAAGGAGTTTTAATACATCCTTTGCCTTAATAGCTGGTCTGAAAGACTCCTCTGGCTGGTTAATAAAGATTTGAGTTTTGTTTTTAGTATTATAACCATAGAAGTTTAGAGCTTGAATAAACGATTCGTAGTTTTCAGCAATAGTACCTGTTTCATCAACCAAGTCTGGGATTTCTATGGTTTGTACTACTTTGTTATAATCCTCAAGTATTCTGTCTGCGGGTGGAATCTCGTTGTAAAGCAAAGTTACTGTACCTATATTGCTATAACCTTTTATGTAATAGAGCAGAATGGCATTTCTTGGTTGCTTCTTCGGTTTGTAGAAAGTTTGTAGAGTTATGTACTTGTTAAACATAGTTTGGTCTTTAAAGATAGCTGGCACAAAGTAGTCGTTTGCTAATCTGGTGGTTAGAGGAATAGAAACTACAAACTTAGCATCTATTCTTGGCTTTTTCTCTTTTAGTACTATGTTAGCAAAGTTGTTATAGAACTTTGGGTAAGAACATCCAAGTGGGAAAGGAGCTCTCATGCAAATATCAATGAGGTAAGACTCAGATGGACGGCTTTTTGTTACAATCTCTTCTGTACTGAAGAATCCTTTGTAACCGTACTTTTTGAGCACTTCATGTAAGGCAAAAGTGTTTTTATAGAGTGGGAATCTACTTAAAGATTCCCAGTCAGATATAACCACAGCCATATAGGTGCTCTTGCTTTGCTCTATACCAAAGAACAAGGGAAACTCTAAACCATTACCAAGGCACACAGTATCTATTCCAATCTCAAATTCTATGTCAAGAACATCCTCTTCAAAATAGGTTATCTCCTCAGCCAGAGGTCCACCATTACGCTTAAGCATTTCCTTGAAGAAGTCGAGCTCAGCCTGTGTTCTTACCACGGCAGTCTCAAAAGAGCCTCTGTAGATAGGATTAACCTTGATGACTTTACCTGGTTTTAGATTGTCAAAGGTTGTCTCTTCGTAAGGAGATGGATTAGGTATGAGCTGTTTTTGTAACTTACGATTGTTCTCCAGCTCTGCCTCATTACCAGCGCCAAAAGTTGGAATATTTAACCTTTTGAACAACTCTATAATGAATCCAAAGTAACAGTCAAAAGCAACTACCTTGCTGATTTGTTTAAGCTCTATATCTAAAGTCGTTATAGGTTCTATGTTAGGTAAATTTCTGCCTATAGCAAGCTCTTCAAACTCAGGAAAAGGGGAAATGTAATCAGCAAAGAGATAAACCTTATCGTGTTTAGCAAGCTCGGTGATAAGTCCAAGTTCAATTCCTGTTGAAAGAGCAAGGATAGACATTATGTTCCTCCTTAGATTAACTCAAGCATACTCCTAGCTATCCATAATACCCACTCAGCAATGTCTGCCTCGAAGAATTCCGGGTATCCCCTCACTGGTGCTCCACGATCTAAAGGGGATTTGCGTTTATACTTATGCCCTACAGAGAAACCTACCTTCGCTCCATTCGGAAAGTGTTTACGAATTGTATCTACTAAAATCTCAGCTAAGTCATAATAACCCTGTTTATCAATTAATATCTTTACATGCTCAGCATTTGAAACGAACAGAGGTTCAAGTAAGACGGCTGGCATTTTGGTAAATCTTAGATTGAAATCTCCTCGTTCTCTGAACTTGCATTTTTTAACCCCTTCGGGGTTACCTTTAAACTTCGGTATCTTAAATCGATTAGATACAAAGTCAGCGTAAGTCTCAGCAATCTCAATTGACTTTTCACTTGCATTGTGAGCAACAACTGCCATACAGTAATCGGCTTCTTTTGGTCCACTATTGAAGTGCTGCTCGATATAAACATCTACACCAGCTTCGTTTGCAAGCATTTGCCTGTAAGGATAATCACCCATGAAAAACTGCACAGAGTACTTACCCATTTACACAACCTCCTAAGAGTTTAACAAATCTTCCAAATCTTCTAAAGGTGTGTTTACTATAAAATCTCTTAATATTTCAAATTTTTGGTCTGCTGTAGCATTGTCAGGAAAAGTAAATAATCCCCTTGAATTTCCTACTTTACCGTAAGCTTCAAGTAACACTTTGCAAAGGTCTGCACAAGTTTCGTCTCTTTGAGCTTCTATATAACCTATAACATCCATAAGTAGACAAGTAGGATTAGTTTTAATGAAAGCGATTGCAAGTTGTTTTACATCTTCTTTTAAAGACATAAAGAATTGATCAATAGGAGAAGCTTCTACAAGAATATGGTTTGGCAAACCTTCTGCAATTGGAAATGGTTCTATACCTTTTCTGTTTGGAAATTCTTTGTAGAGATAATAACCATCAGTTAAAATTCTAAAAGTTCCTAAGTCTTGATAAACATAAAGAGGCAAATTTTGAAAAGAATAATGTGGTGTTTTTTCTAAATTTGTTATGTCATAAAGCATTTCTTATCTCCTAGCTTAATTTATAAACTACTATATTGTATAAGCGTATTTTGTAACTACTTCCTCCATTAGTTGAAAATTGTAAAATTAGTTTGTCAGTAACAGCAGGGTCATAAGAATAAAATACAAATAAAGAGGTTCTTCGTCTTTCATAAGTTTGGGCAGTTAAGCCTCCTTGTATAGTAGCGATTCCCCAATCTCCTGTACCTCCAGTTATCCATGAATATAACGGAATGCACCAAACTGTATATCCTAGTGCTTCTAGGGTTAAAAATCCACTATCAATCCCTATTAGATAATGTCCTGGAGTTGGTGGAGTAATTCCAATACTTCCTATTCTACCGCTTGCAATTAAAGTTTTCCACCCCCAGTCACTTGGATTTGGATTTGAAGGGTCTAAAGCATTCTCAATATTTGCAGGTGGAATACCATAACTATAATCAGCAGTAATATCAGTTCCAGCAGTTGGTAATGTGGTAAAACTTAAACTGTATGTCCCATCCTGAGCAATTGTTCCAGTTAGATTACCGTCAGACAAATTACCGTTTTCATCTGCTGTAACACTATGAGTAACGGTCCCAATAGTATAGTGGACAGTAAAAGAAGATAATGGATTAACTGGGGGCAATGAAATTTTTCCAGTTATTGGACTTGCAGTAGCAGTAGTTACAGTTGTTAAAACTTCACCTGTTTTACTGCCTGTCCAACCGGAAGTTGTAACGGTACAATATGGAGCTACATTCTGCAAAGGTTTGTAAGAGTAAAACCCAGGAAGCAAAGAGTTTAGTTTACGCATAGTTTCCTCCTATGATTGTAGGCTTAGCCCATATTTTCACTGTGCCTGGAGAAGTGGTTGCTCCTTGCAATTCTATGTTAATCTGTACCTCGCTTTCATTCATACCGACTGGAATCGGTACTCTAAATGTTCCACTCACTGGAGTGGACATCGTACGGTTTGATAAAATGTCAGAAGCAACATAGCTATCTTGAAAGAACGCATCAACATCAGAATCCTTGAAATAGGCTGTTAAAAACAAACCTATCTCATCGCCTTTGGTGTAATCGACATACAAAAGCACTACATCTTGACGGAATGTCTCCTGTGTAAAAACCAGTGAAGTATCAGCTGTAACAGGATCGTTCCATCCACTACCATTCCAAGTGTACACTGTTATAGCCATAACCTAACACCTCCCTACTGTAAACTCTTTTATCTTTTTAAATCCTGAAACCAAGGCTAATTGTACAAAGTAGCCTGGATGGATTACATGGATGTTTAACTCTTTAGGCCAAATACCTGCTTTGACCAATGCATAAGCAACACCCTCACTACAAAAGTACTTATCCTTCCAATCATCACACTTAACCACAAAACCCAGAATCCCTTTCCAGTCATACTTAGTCTTAGCATTAGCCATAGCCTTAAGCACACCTTCAACTATAGCCTTTTGCTCGGGGGTAACTTCTTTCTCCCAAATCTCAACTGGAGTGCCTGGAGTGTGCAAGCTCCAATCGGAGTAACCCCATCTCATACCACCTTTAAATTTCCACGCTTCTATAATTCCCTCATCAAACACATAAGCAACATGTGAGTAACAGCTTCTAGTCCAGAACCTGATTATTTTAGAGGTAAGAGTTATTCCCTTAAATGCAGCGATTCTAATACACATGGCTATGCAAACCCAGCTCAGCTACATTTATCCTTGCTGTGGTCAATATGTCAGGTCTGAGCACTCTAACCTCTCTAGGTTCAATCCCTATAGTGTTAACTAAAATCTTTACTACATCAACACCGTCTAAAAACAGATGGGCAAATCCTTGTGTGTAAATTATCCTTTTGTTCTCTAATAGCTGATCAGCACTCAAGGCAACACCTATAAATACATTGATAAAGGTTGAAAGCAAAGATGTTACTTCGTAAACAAAATTTACATAAAAATCCTCGCTCTTACTAGGATCGAGTTCTTTTAACTTTGGGTAAAACCATTGCTCACCAACTTTGCTATGGCTTTTTATCGTATACTCGGCAATGAGTTGCCCTCTCTCTGACAATACATCACCGAGCTTTCTCTTCACTTTTATTGCCTTCGTAATCAGTTCTTTAAACGACGACACTAAGAAAGAATTAAAATTCCTGCACTTCTCATCCCTAATACCAAGAAACTTGTTCCAAGCAGAGATAACCTTGTACCAGTCGAGAATCAATTCAACACCTATATCAATCAGGTAAAGTGTGCTAGCATGAAAAAACATAGTGCTGCTATAGATTTGCTTCATCACTTCGCTTTTTAGTGAGTAGAAGTAGCTAAGTCCTGAAGCTGTAGCTGAAGATAACCTAGCCATTCGTTTGAATAAACCATTATCTATCTCTATGTCAGGAACAATTATATTCTCATCTAATAATCCGAAGTACTGAGTTATGTAGTCTGAGAAACTGATGGGTAGGCAGTGCTTTTTGCACTGTTTACAAAGTTGCATTACAGTCCTCCGAAGTTACCTTTATTTATAGATGACTTCAGCTCTCTGATCTCTTCCTTTATCTCACGCAAAGAGGAAAGAATTTGCTCGTGTCTCAACTTACCAAGGTCAGACTCCTTTGACAGTTTCTCTTCTAATAAGTCTATGTTTGATTCCACTTTTGTTAACTTCTCAATAAATCTTTGCAAATCGATACCTGTAGACTTAAGCAAGTTTTTTACTATTAAAGCAAGTGGGATGCATAGTATAAGCACAAATCCTGCGAGAAAGGGATGCTTATCGAAAAACTGAAATTCATTCACCGCTCTAACTCCTTTAGGGGAGTAGCCCGCTGGGTAGCGGGCTTTGAATTAGCAAGCTACTTTATAATCTTATCAGCTTTAAGCCGTCCGATTATAGCAGTAATAGCGCCTATAATGGCAACTATGGCAGAGACAATCTGTCCAATGTTGTTTGTTATGGCTTGCTGGGTTTCTTGGGAGGGCATGTGTCCTGTTGTAAGTCCGTAGATTATAGCAAGTATAGTAACTATTGCTCCCCAAATTGTCTTACTTTGCCACCATTTCTTTGTTTCGTTCATAGTTTAATCACCTCCTTTGAGTTATTGTGTAATACAAGCCTTGCAACAGTTTTCAAGTTGAACAATGTACTTCAACAAGTTCTCTGTGTCCTGCTTGTCTAGGCAAATACCTCCATTCCAGCTGTAAGGATGAATGTTAGGCTTCGGAGGAATCATCTGTGCTGGAGGTCTTGGGCATCTTGCGCAGCTTAGTATCGAAGTGCTCAGCAAAAGCATTAGCAGGATCCTCGTGAATCTTTTCATAAGTTTCCTCCACTTCCTTGAGTTGGTACTTACGATAGACCTTGAGTAGAATGTTAACAGCTTTGTTTAGAAGTTTTAATGCTTCAGCAAAGGAAAACATTTAGTTCTCCTTCTTGTCAAACTTAACAACTACATGATCCCCAATGCCAAGTGCTTGTACAACTCCCTGAGCAATTTCAAAAAGCTCGTTCACTGTAATCTGATTATCTTCGGTTGCCTGCTGGAGCTTAGTTGCAATTGCCATCACTACTGCTAAAATAACTGTAAAGTTAAACTTCATAGTAACACCTCCTTGTGGTTGTTAATTTACTATACTCTCTGTTTCTTAAAAGCTCCTACTTACTTCGTACCATTTGCTACCGTCAAATACAAATTCCATAGTTGAATCAGCCGGAGGAGCTGCGTTAATTCCGCCTTTGAGAATAATAGGATGTGTAGCGGAAGCTGAATTATGTACTACTGTCGTAAGCCCATCAGTAAAGATTACAGTAATGCGCTGCCCGGGGATTCCGTCTTTAAATTCAATGATAGCTGTCCCTGCTGTGTTGGTATTGACCGTTTTGAAGTAATTTCCATTTGCAACTGAGGGAGCTGTGTCTCCATCAGGAAAGGAAACATATAAGTCACCATTGAACAAAGAAGGAACATTAAAGAGCTTGTTGTTTTCAAACACCGGTACGATCTTTGAAGTACTGTCATCTTCCACTAAGTATCCTGTATAAGTTCCACCTTCTACTAAATTGTTTTTGACATATAAATGTTCCGTGTTGTATATTCTAATAACAGGTCTTGTTATCGTACTACCTGCTCCTATATTCTTGATGACATTACCTTCAACAATAACCAGTTTACAATTCTGCGCATTACAAATTCCGTAGAATCCTATGTCGAAGTAGCTATTTTCTATCTTAACAAGCTCGGCGTAGTTGAAGGCGGTTGCATAGTCTCCACCCCAGTCTTCTGCCTTCAGGTTATTAACATAGATGCACTTAATTGGAGTAGTTGAATATCCCGTAGCCTCTATACGCTTCGTTGCGATGTTGTTTAACATGACACAGTAGATATCGGATGTTGTTCCGTCAGTTTGATCAGCTTCTATCGAAATACCATCCCAGTCACTTGTTATATCGGCATTTTCTATGAGCAAGGTTTTTAAAACTTTGACTCCATTGTTGCGGATTCTAATACCGTACCTTGCAGATCCTGTTATTACAACATTTCTGATAAAAATATTGGAACTTCCTTTAACATCTATGACATCTACATTGTTCGCAGAGTTGTATCCTCTGAATCCGTTTATTCTGACATCGTCGACCATATAGAAGAACAAAGGCCAAGCCCCCGCTGTGTATGCTTCTATGTTAGTCAAATCAGCCTGTTCTGTTCTTGCAATAGAAATACAATCGTCAGAACTTGTATTGTGAGCCTTAACATTCTTTAAAATCACTTTTTTAGCATAATTTATCGTCAGGCATTGTAGCCCTAAAGAGTTTCCATCAATTTCGAGATTTGATATTTCTACAAAATCCAAAGGACTGACATCAGTTCCTTCGATCACTATACAGTAGCCAGTCTGTCCTTTCTTGATAACTGTACCATTTCCTTCTATTACAACGGGGAATGTAATGTAGAGAATGTAAGTGCTTACTTGGTACGAGGCCAATAAGTAAGTTTTGCTCTGCAATGCTATTCTTCTCACCGCATTCTCAGCAAATTCTATCAACTTGTGAAATGCAGGAGCATCATCCGTCATCCCATCCCCCTTAGCTCCAAACCACTCTGGATACACCGCCTCAATCTTTGGAGAACCTGTTATCTTTCCGTTTCCAGAGAAGATCTGAAAGAGTTCAGCTTGTATCCCTCCATCTATTGTCAACACGAATCTGTGTGTGTAATCAGCTGTAATAACAGCTCCAGCCGAGGGAGCAGTAGTAAACACAATCTCTCCTGTCTCATAATCAATTGCGTAATCTGTATCTCTTGTTTGCAAAACACCATCTACATAAATCTTCTCAGAATCTTTGAGCACAGGTGTTCTGCTCAAATAAAAAGTTGTTGTTCCAGCAGTATCTCCTACTCCAATCTGTTCACTCTTTATATCTTCCGTTTCAACTACGCACTTTCCGCCCTTGGTAAACTTTAAGCATACATTTTCAGGGATAGTTACATCTGACATAAGATAGATAGGAATAGGTATCAGCAAGGTAGATTCGTTTGCCCCTATCTCATTAAGAGCGGCTGTTATAGCCTGAGCATCATCATACACTCCATCTCCTTTGGCTCCGTAAGCCCTTATATCGACAAGCGGAAACTTAGAGATTAAGCTCTGCTTAGTTAAGTCCACCACAGTATGCTCTATCTGATTGTCATCTACATAGTTAAGTCCAGTTGCTGTGAGTTTAGCTCTTCCCATACTTTACACCTCCTTAAACCCAAATAATAGTTCCATCTCTATCTATATGTCCCAACCTTACCTCAGTTGCAAGCCATCTTTTGAATCCAGCTTTGTCAAGCCTATCCACGAACAACCCGTCTAAAGCACCTTCAAATGAAACAGATTCAAGTACCCTCCTGCTGAGTAATAAGCATCCCCAAGGCACGAGATGACACTCTAGCAAAGGAGTCTTTTCTAAATCCTCAACTGTAACCCAAGACTTTCTATCTGTTTTCGTAGCAGCAATAGGCTTGGCTGGAAACTTGCTTGGTCTCAACCTGTAAACTCCTGAAATGACATCTTTGCCGAAGCTAAGCAGCTTCTTTAAAGCGTCACTGGGTATGATGTGATCGTCTTCTATATTAAACAAATAATCATAACCACCTTCCAATGCGGCTTTCCTGGCCTTCTCCATTTTCCAGGGTAAGTTTACTCCTACATCTCTTGCATCATAGTTGCCTTTATCATCTAGCCTTGTCTTGACTTTATCTGTCTTAGTGAAAAAGTAGTCAACTTCAAGCCCTTCAATGTCTAACTTCCAAAAACTTTCCCAAAACTGCGGGCAATTATTGAAGATAGGTACATGGATAAGTACCTTTGTCATAGCTCACCTCTAGGGTAAACTACTGACCCGTTGTCTGAGATTAAACCGCAAACAACATCTTTGGCAATGAAGGGATTAACTGGTAGCTTAACAAATTTGCTTTTCAAATCTATAGTAGAGAGTAAGTTTGTTTGAATTAGCAAGCAGCCTAGTTCAACCTCTGTATCTTTATGCTCACATCCTCTCCAAATACCAGTCACTACAGGGTGTCCCTTAGCAACCATCCTATGTAAGCAATCCGCAGAAGGAAGCAAATCTTCTCTTAACCAAAGCAAGTAATCGTAGTTCTTAGCTGTTCGGTAAACTGTTTGCACCTCCTTGTCCTCTACAAACAAGTAATCTACCCAAAATCCATTTGCATCCAATGACAAAACTGTGAGAAAGAAAGCAGTAATGGTAAAGGTAACCTTAGCTGAAACTAAGATTCGTCTAACCATGCCCAATACACCTTCCCGTCTCTGTCTATGTGAGCTATTCTTGCGGTAGTTAAGACATACCTTTTTATACCTACTCTTTCAGCTTTCCAAGCAAATGTTCCGTCTAAACCCTCATCAAAATCTAACCTCTCTAGAACCTTTCTGCCAAATAAGGTGAAGCCAAATACCACGGTAAACGCTTTGATTAATTCATTACTGTCAACAAACTCTTTATCAGGAAACCTTCCACCTCTTTGAGCTTTTATATGTAAACAGTACACTGATCTTGGGTTTCTGCTTGGTCTTGGTCTGTAGAGAGCTGAGATATAGATGTCAGGCTTTGCGTGTTTGAGGAGCAACTCTAAAGTATTTGGTGTAAACATGTGGTCATGCTCAATGTTGAGCATGTAATCGTAGCCTTCAGAAAGAACCAACTCTCTAGCTCTGTTCATCTTGTCAGCAACAAACTTTCTCCACCTACCATCTGTCTCTTGCCCCCTTATATCATAGATATTTTGATTATCCTGCCCCTTCGTGATGTACCAAGCAAACCTTACAGGTTTCCTAAGTTCTAAAGTCGAAATAATATTCAGCCAATTTGGTTTCACTACAGGAGTATGGATAAGAATCCTTACCACGGTTGATACTCCTTGACAAGTCTACGAACCTTATTTCTGTCCCATCTATTTGTCAATAGCTTTAAGTTCTCATGGAATCTGTTATCCATTTTGTTCTTTTTATTCGGGTCGCCCCTTGAAACCTTCTCGTAATGCACAATACTTGTCTCTGTGCAAAGAGCTATCTTTGCTCCAACATTTAAGGCTTTTAGATTAAAATCTACATCTTCAAATCCGTTAACAAATACTGTGTCAAATCCACCAAGGTCAAAGAAAAGCTCAGTTCTAATCAGGATGCAAGCTCCAGTGACAGAAGGAACAAGGTGTGGTTCCAATCTAGGCTTCACACCAAAATGCAGAGCACTTTCTAAGTACTGTTTGTAAAACAAGTGAAAAGGTAAACCAGCGTCTGTGTAATACACTCCGTAGTGTTGGATTGAACCATCAGGGAACTGTAAATAAGCACCTACAACTTGAGCATCAAACTGCTTAGCGGTGTCTAGCATCAACTTCAGGATAGAGTTTCTCGTATAAGTGTCGTCGTTTAGAAAAAGCAACCAAGGAGCTCTACACTTCTCAGCTCCGTAATTGCAGTTCTCAGCAAATGTTCCCCTGTTCACTACTTCTAAGCTATCAATCCAAGGTGCATTATGGTCAATGAAGGAATGTATTGCATAGCTAACATTTTCATGCTTGAAAGCAGTAGGTATTACCACTCTTACCTTATCCATTAACTCCTCCAGAGAGTAGGATCAATCAAGGTTAGTAGTTTATCAGTAAGCTGTACATCCCGTCTTCCTAACACAAACCTCACAATCTCTTCTACCTGACTTCTGGCAAACTTTGGATTGAAGTACTTTTCAAATTCAACAAACAACACTGGTATCTTTTCTAAGAAAAGCAGATTTAAGTTATGTTGTAGGTGTTCGAGGTAAGCAAACACAACTTTGAATGCTTTTTGCTGATCAAATTTATCTCTTATACAAACTGACCTTGCTGCAGAAACAAAGTTGCGTGTACAGACCATTACCTTTAGATTCCCTAAAAGTCCTTGCTGATAGAGTTCTAAGTAAACAGGTAAAAAGATAGTGTTCCTTGGATCTTTCCATCCCCATAACCCATCCTTCTTATGTTTTTCAACCAATTCCTTTGCCTTTGGAACAAATCGCTCCAGGCTATTACAAACCTTAGCAACAGAGGGCACCTCGCACCAAGAACCGCCAAGCTCTCTCAACCACTCTTCGTGGGTAAGAGTTATGTCAATATTTTCATAATGTCCCTTGGGGTTACCTTCATTAGCACCGATGAGGGTGTCACCTAGATGAACACCTAGATGATGCAACAAGCAAGCTGTCAGCGAGGTGCCACTTCTATGTAAACCTAGAATGATGAAGGTTGTCATCTTTGGTTCCTTAGTGATAGATAACTAAATCGGTTCTATAAACACCCCATTCCATGTCTGTTTCTTTTGCTGCTGGCTTAAGTATGTCGGCTTGTGGTTCGTAGAGATAGAGTTTCTTGGTGTTGTTAGTGTCAAGTATCACGCAGTTGTAGGCATGGTAACCTTCTATCTGTTTCGTTTGCTTATTTACAACAGCTCCAAGTGCTATGCCTGCTCCATTGAAGTTGTAGATAAGGCTCATAAGTGAGGAGAATAATGATGCGAAGTTATCACAATCCCAGGTCTCAGCGAGCCATTTCATTCGGTTGGTAAAGTCGGAAGCTATGATTGCCTGAAAATCGGTTAGTTTAATACAGTTATACTTACTATCCCAACACCAAGCCTCAACATTTAGCTGCCGCTTGGTGAGCTGTGAAAGTTCGTTTGCGGTAACTTGAGTGATGGTAAGCTTCCTTGCAAGCTCAAGCTGAGTATCGGAGGTTACTGTTTCAAGTAGCCAAAATTGGTTGTTTGTAAGTAAAGGCTTGGCAATGTTAATTCCCCATCTCATCAAAGAAAAGCCAACTTTACGCCAATCAGACCAAAGCGGTTTCATGGTTAGTTACCTCCTACTGTTGTACAAAATTATTAAAATAAGGAGTACGCATAGTACCTATTTTTACTACACGGATAGAAACATTGACAGCGGTAGTTGCCCAGTTTGGGTTTGATACTATCAGATTTCCTGCGCTGTCTATGCTAAAAGTGGGATCTCCTAAGCCTGCAACATCAAACGAATTAAGTGTAATGTAAGGATGAACTAAACGAAGAGTTATGTTCCCTGATTGTGGAGGTGTTGCTGCAGTTGTTCCAGCAGATGTTACACGAATAACAATTTGGTAAGTTCCTGTAGAAAGATCAACATTCACCCAACTTGCATTATATTTGCTTCCTGGTGTCAAAGAGAGTGATGCAACTTCAGATGTTCCTTTTAATATCAAAATCTCTGCTGAATCTGCCGTATTATACTGAGCAAAAGCAGATTGAAAGTAAGCATCTATTCGCTGCAAGATTGCTGGTTGAGATAGAAAAAATTCGTGTATTGTTGTATCAACAGTGCTACTGGCCACTGCACTCCCACTACCAAAGGCTGTTACTGTTTCGTGAAAGAAACCAGCATCACCAACCCCACCATAGTTATCTTTGTGAGCACAAATCAAATACTTTTTGTCGTAATTGTTGGAAATTAAATGAACAAAAATTAAACTACCTTCTTCGTCTACTTTACATAAAGTTACACTTTCATTAGCATTTGTTTCTGCATAGTAATTTGTAGTTTTTTCAAATGCGTTGATTGATCCGTCTGAATTTGTCCAAAGTCGATCACATAAGACAAAATCCCCCAGTTTCACACCTTCTGTGGAACCCCATAACAATACATCTCCTGCATGGTGTATTGTTGTTCCACTACAAAGAGTTGGTGTACCATTGAATCTTTCTATTGTAATTGTTCCGTAAGTAGTTATCAAAGATGCGTTTGCTTCAATAATATTATAAGTATTGCGAGTCCATACTTGAAAGTCCAACGGTGCGTTATACAAAACAATACCTGTATCGATAGCATCCCCTATCCGTATCGAAGGAGCTGTTATTGTGTCTCCATTATTTATCGTGCACTTTCTAAGACCACTACCATGAAAGCTAGGATCACCAGCTCCTCTCTTATAAAAGACAGCTGTTTCTACATCTGACTCGAAAGAACACTCCTCTGCAACTGAATATTCTGTGAATGTTCCAGCAGCGATATCGTTGCTGAATACTATACCATATTTAAGACCTTTGAAAGTTACTCTGTAAAATTTGAAACCACAACATCCTTTATTTTCAATTCCTATTTCCGCTCCACTTCCTTTGATTGTAAGATCTTGTATATACCCCAAAGTCACGACACCGGAACCTCCTACTAGCTGAAAGATTGGAACTTCACTTCCAATTGCAGATCCATCTATAGTTGTCGATCTTCCTCTACCCACGATTGATATTGAATTAAAGGAATTATTCAATGGTGATAGTGTACTACTCACTACATAAACTGCTTCGCTTAACTCAACTTTAGCAAAATTACAAGTCTTAGCGAAATCAATTGCTTTGTTAAAAGCGGATGTATCATCCGTAACTCCATTACCAACTGCACCGAACCATTCTGGATAAACAGCTTCGATTTTAGGTGAACCTGTTACCTTTCCATCTCCATCAAATATTTGCCACAATCCAGCTTCAATCCCGCCATTTATTGTAACTGTATATCCAGCACTGATTACAAGCTTTCCACCCTTGGTAAACTTCAGACAAATATTTTCAGGAACTGTTGCATTCTCCTCTACTGTAAAAGGCTCAGCAATAAGCAGGGTAACTTCGTTGGAACCTATGAGGGTTAGAGCTTCGGATAAGGTGCTGTACTGGCGGATATCGATGATGTTTGGAGTGCTGATGTAGTCAGAGGTTATTTTTACTGACATGGTTAGTTACCTCCTTTACACTTCTATCCAACGGTTTCCACTGAAAACAAACTTTATAGCTGTATTAGTAGAAGGTGTAATACTTACGCCTCCTTTAAGCAAGATAGGATAAGTAGCAGCTGTACTGTTGTGAACGATAGTGGTGTTAGAATCGCCAAAAATAACTGTTATTTCTTGACCATCTATACCGTCATCGAACTGTATAATTGAAGTCGCTGAAGTATTTGCTGTCCTAAATACATTAGAATTGGCCACACTTGGGGTAGTATCTCCGTCAACAAAAGTTTGAATCACAGAAGAAAAAGCCCCCCCTTCCGTTCGCAAGTGCCCAATTAAGTTCAGTCTTTTTGTAGCAGCCCTATAGAGAACGATATCTAAAGGATTAATACCATCCCCCCATTCTAACTTACCATCAGCAGTAACAGCAAAGTTGTTGTTGCTATTCCCCGTCACTCTTGCAGCTAAAACAATTGCTCCTAGAGTATTCAGATAGATAGTATTACTCGTAGAGCTCGGTTTCCATTCAACAACTCCATCATAGGCAGACAAATCTCCATAACTCCCAGAAAATCGAGAATTATTTCTTACTACAACATTTCTTACATCAGACCCTCCAGACACAAGTATAAACTTCGCAAGATACGCCATGTGAGCGTTGCTTTCGATCACACAACCATCAACATTTATCAATTCTATTCCATAATTTGAAATTCCAGAGCCCGATATAACATTCCCTCTTATCTCAACAGAGTAGGCTGTGTATCCAGTATCCCCTACTATTATCGCTCTTTCATCAAGGTCTGTTGAGTTCTCAAAGTAGTTTCCTATGATAGCAACAGGCTTTGGGCTCTTGAACACCCAAACTCCCGCTTTACCATTCTTACCAAAATGATTCCCTATAATAAGAAAACTGTTGCCAGCAGTATAAGTAGAAGCTGAATCACCAAGTTTTATTCCAGCTGTCCCTGTCCTTATAAATTTATTACCAATGAAGACCAAATTGTCATTCAACCCATAAAGGTATACGCCATAGTCAAGATACCAAAAAGAACAGTTTATAACCCTATTACTTTGACACATATCACCATATCGTATACCAACTCCCGAATAAGGAGTAGCGTCATTTCCATAAAAAGCTACATTTTCGACATTGCAATTACCATGACATAACCGAACATAGTTTATCCCACCTCCCCCACCCGTCAAAAGTAGCTTAAAACCTCTAAAACATATACCACTGAAAGTCCTTCCACTGTTGTCTCCGCATACAAAAGCGTAATCTGCACCAGTGTACTCAATAACAGTCTCGGCAGAGTCAAAATTGTTGATATCCGAGCTCTGCCAGTTTCCGCCTCCTTCTCCTTCAATCGTTACATTATCGGTTTTTACACAAATATTTGAAGTTATCCTATAATGGTTTCGTGAAAGCTTAATACAACTGCCTTTAGCCTTTTGATTTTGCGCACAAAAATCTATAGCTTTCTGTATTGCAGGAGCATCATCCGTCATCCCATCCCCCTTAGCTCCAAACCACTCTGGATAAACGGCTTCGATCTTTGGATTGCCGGTAACTTTGCCTTGACCGTCGAATATCTGCCACAGTCCAGCTTCTATTGCTCCATTGATAGTCAGTACATGAGCAGGAGTATAAGTACACATTATATTAGTTCCTGCATCAGGAACTGCAACAGTGCTAAAAGTGAGAGAGATTGCTCCTGAATCATAGTCAATAGTTCCACTTACATAGGGAGAGCTGATATTTCCTTTACCATCATCAGTTGCTGTATAGCTTACACCTCCACTTATCCAAGACACTGTTACCGATTTCCAAACAACAGGCGGATCACTTAAGGTGGTACTGAAGGATGTAGTACCTGCTGTGCTTCCTGTACCTATAACTTCGTTTGCCTGAGCTTTAACCCCAACTGTAATGGGACAGCCTTTCAATACTTTCAAACATATATTCTCAGGTACAGTCAAATCCTGATTGACCGTAATAGGCTCAGAGATGAGTAGAGTTACCTCATCACTACCTATATCAGCTATAGCATCGGTTAAAGACCCATTGTATGCTCTGATGTCTCTCACAATACCTTTAGTTATAACATCTTGGACTAAAAGCTGATTATCCTTTAAAGTGCTCATATCTTAGCACCTCCTACCTTTACACTTCGTTATCAACTACTATAAACACGCCACCATCTTCTACAATTAGCTCACCGCCAGTATCAACCACAAACCTATCTGGAACAACACAGCCGTAGTCACTTGGTACAGTGAACTTGGAAGTCAAGCTAAGTTTTGTCCTGTAAGGCAAACCTATCGATCCACCGCCCCCGCCCCTACCAGCAACCAGGATCACTCCATTGCCAAGGCAAACACCGATTGGTACAATTGTCTGTTCCGTCGTAAGTCTGCCTGGCTGAGTGTCAGAGAGATAAACCATTGCATTGGCTGGATAAGTTGTATAAGCGGTCTGGATAAGCCCCTGAACTATGACCAACCCTCTATTCAAATCAGCGACACCAACTACATTTGACTTCTCACTACCATCAGCAAGTGCTGGGTAATACTTTCCGTCATTTCCTTTGTAAACAACATCACCGTCGGATACTGTACTATCGAACACTGCATACTGATCCCAGTACTGCCCAGCGTACTTAAAATCCTTATCTGGTCTTACATAGATTCCTGCCTTCTCAAGTGCGTCTTGAATATCTGGATGAGCATAAAGATCAGAATTGTGCTCAGAGATTTCGTAAGCCTGGCTGTACTTAAATTCAAAGAGTTCAGTAAGGTTAACATTTTGAATGATGATGCTCAATCTAAGCGTAATATCTGAGTCAGGATAGTAAGGAATCGGATTATCTGGTTGTCCTATACCGAACAGTATGTACTGACCAGCATTCTCGGGATCTTCTACCCAGAGATAAATCTCGGCTATGTTCTTACTGCTAGTGCTTGCATCAGGTGGTATGTGGCAAGGAAATTCTATGTAAGAAGCTGAACGGATTGTTGGTGGTGATACAGGTCCGCTGTACCATTCAGTGTAAGGTTCAGTTCTTGACGGATCCAAAGTACCAGACAGCTCACTCACGCTAAACTTTACTGGTTTTAGGTACCAACCTTCGTTAGTTGCAGCCTTCTGAGCAGCTTCAAGTCCTGCGTTTGTGATTATTCCTATGATTGCCATATCAGCCTACCTCCTACAAAGTAGCCTCGAAAGTTACAGGTATTGAAGTAACACTAGTTCCTAACCATCCACTTGGTACTGGTATGTAACTGGTAAACTCTGCACTCACTTCGGTTTTTGAAAATCCACCAAAAGCACCGCTTACCTGAGCTATATCTCCGTACCAAGTGAGGAACATGATCCACTTTGGAAACACATAGGAGCGAAAGAATGTTCTAAGCTTATCAAGCACCTGCTCAGGCACCTGGTTAAGCGGCATATCAATGACGAGGTTAAAGGTATAAGGATCACCAGGAGGATCCATTTCAAACCACTCTTCAACTGTGTGTTCTATTCCAAGTAGTTTTAAGGCAAGTTCAAGTCCTGTTCTAGTTCCTTTAAGATAGTGAAGTAAAAAGGTGTGCTGAACTAAAGTTTTCAGCTCTTCTTTGGTTAAATTTACCACATCACTGATGTAATCAAAACCAAGCTCAGCCATTATCTCTTTAAGTCCGTCCTCATCAGTTACATCGAGATTGTACTTTTCGGATGGGGATAGATTCTCGATACTCAACTCCTCATCAAATAGCCAGTCAAGTAAGTCCGTTATCAATACAAAGAAATCGTTCTCTTTCAAATAATCAGGAAGGTAATCTTTGCAAGGCTTCTTCATCTTTATACGACCTCAACTGAGATTTGATAACTCATCGTTGTGTACTCATTCCACTCTAGCTGAGCCTCGTTTAAAGTTGTTATGTAATCAGCAGTTATAGAAGATCCAGCAGGTGGTGGAGATTTGAAGGTGATCTCTCCTGTCGTGTAGTTCATTGTGTACCAGTAAGGAAAGTAAAGATAGTCAACTGTTATGTTGGTTCCAGCATCAGGAGCACTGGAAAATGTCAGTGAAATGTCACCAGTCGTGTAGTTAATCGTTCCTGTCAAGTAAGTTCCTGTTATGTTTCCGTTTCCATCATCGGCTGCCGTGTAGTTTGTTGTACCTATGGTATAGTGAACGGTTACTGTGCTAGGTTTGATGTTGGTATTAGCTAAAGTAGCCGTAAAAACAGTAGTTCCTGCTGTGCTGCCAGTACCAACCACTTCTCCTGTCACGCTCGAAGTAATCTCTTTAGCTGGAGTTCCATCTATGTACACCATATCACTACCACTAACCACGGGAGGGAACCTAACAGTGAAGGTTGAAGTTGCGGTGCTACCAGCGCCTAGAAACTCACCGAGTACTTTCCACTGCACCCTAGCCACCTTAACAGCACTATCTGATTCGATCATTGACTCAATCTCATCGACATCCACCGTGATACCGAGTTTCTTACTAAAAGAACCAGCTACGCTTTGAACAGTGCTTTTGATTTCATCCATGTTTGAACCTGAATAAACTTTCAGCTGTGCTATGATTTCAGAGTTCAACTTCTTAGGATCAACAATCGTTGGTACAGGTAAACCGAAAGGTCTGTACTTGTCAAGTTCGTTAAGCAAACTTGTCTTGTCATCGTCACTCAACAAGCTCTCATCCTCTAATACATAAGAGATTTGAACTTCTGGTGGTGAAGGGTCATTACCTGCAACATCAACAGCGTTTGGTAATAACTGTTTAACCAGCTTTACATAATCCTCTCTACTTCTTATTACCTTTTGCAAATCGTGATATGCTGGAGCAACTGATTTAATTTTATCGATTGACTCGGGTGATTGATATCGAGTGAAATCAACAAGGCTTTCTATCGTACCGTAGTAGCATTGAGCTTTTGAAATGTCTATACTATCTACTTGAGCAAACAAGATATACTCTAAAGTCAACTCGTGAGTACCTGTAATCTCTCCGAGATATACTGCATCGACACTTTCTAGAGGGTTAGTAACAAGCAACCACTTATCGTTGAGTAAATCTTCAAACGAAGTACCTAACTCCACTTCAGCTCCGTCAAGCAAGAGACGGACATCTTCACTAAGAAAAGCGGTAGAGAATCGATGAATACCGTTTGTGTCTATTGATAAAGTCTCTTCACCTTTCTTACCTATTACAACTTCTACATTTTGGCTCTGTCCTTCTGTCAAAAATACATCACTTAAAATAACCAAATCATAATCATTGTAAGTTCCGATAGAGGAAAATCGAGCTACGGAGGTAGTATACTCAGGTGTAATGGTAAGAGTGGCTGTTGAGTTTTTACCTCTAAACGCTGAGTAACCAAGAAACTGTGCCATTGCTATTGTTGAAGACTTGAGCATAGCAGGAAATAGATAAGCCTCTCTTCTACCAACAGTAAGCAGATGAGATAGAAAAGAACCTAGCCCCGCAAGCAATTCGATCAATATCGTACCTGTAGAGGATTCAAAAAAGTCTTTCCACCTCTCATAGTCAGGGCGTGATTGTAAGTAGTTAAGCAGGTCTTCTTTTATCTTCTCAAATGATAACGAAGTTAGATTTATCATTTCCTCAACACCCCTCTATACTCAAATGTTTGTCCTTCTATGCCTCTTATTCTGAATACGAGCTTAACATCGTATGCATGCTCGTCAGGCTTTGGAGTAACTTGACATTCTGCATAAAGCAAATACACCCTGTTTTCCCACTTCTCTATTGCACCAAGGATGGTATCAAGAATTTTAAAAGAGGTTTCATCATCTATAGGCTCCATAAGCAAAGATTCAAGCTCTGCATAGAAGTCAGGTAGGAAAAGCCTTTCTCCCGGTTTGGTGGATAGTATATGCTCTATGCTTTGGTATACAGCTTCTACATCGTAAACAACAGGGCTTTTACCTTTTTCAGGCAGCACATTTATATCTGAATAAATAGGCATTGCTAACCTCTACCGATTAGATTATTGAAAGATCGTGAGTATCACCGTTACTGTCTTGTCCTACTGCCTCAGCATTTGATGTTATCTCATCGATAATCGCCTGGGAGATAGCATCGAGAAACTTATCCATCCAAGTTATGCCGTCTTTACCGGTTGCTGTAACATCAAATCCAGCATTGGTTAGATTTGTAACTATCCTTGATTTTAGACTTGAAGCACTCATTGCCATTGCGTTACCTCCTACTTACTTGCTTTGACATCACCTGAATAGTCGCTGTGAGGAGCACCTGTAAATGGACAAATACATTGCTGGGTTACAACTCCAGATAAAGAACCTGATCCTCCGTCAATAGTTACCCCTCCGCTAGCCTTAACCGAAGCAGATCCTTGAACGGTTAAGCTACAATCCCCACTTATATTCACTGTATCATTTCCCACTATCTGTATAGACACATTACCACTGCTATCTATCGTTATGGTTGTGCCGCTGAAGTGATTGACCGTTACCTGCCCACTCGACTTATCTACTAATAAGTAGTTTCCTTTGCTATCAACCCAACCATAACTATTTGGATAGTCAGCATCAAACTTGGTTTGGTGTGTTTTACTTGTTTGGAAGTAACCAAAGTAAAAAGGAAAGTGCGGATCCTTGTAAGGAAAGCAAACTAAAACCTCGCTTCCTACTTCAGGTACAGAGAACCAAGAACAGTTCGAACTTCCACCGAGTCCGTAAGGGTTAATAGGACTACACCAAGGTAAGTCATCGGTTTCTATACCGTCCCACAGCCCAGGAATAGAAACTTTTACTCTGCCGAGCCTCTTTGGATCATTATTATCTACCACTGTTCCAAGCCAGATTGTCTCTAATGGGTTTCTCTTTTTCAACACTTCAGGTAACTTGATAAACATTACCCTATATCTCCTTTAAGGAAGTTCAATACTTCCCTACTTATCTCTATATGTGTTTGAAAGGACTTGTTGGTAATAACTCTTGACACCTTAGTTACAACATACAAACCTGAATAAGCACCAACTGAGATTTTGTTATTAGGATCATACTCATAAAAGTGAACTAGGTCTAAAGGGCGCACTGGTAAGTAATAACCTGCAACCGTAAGCTGTATTCTCGTTGAGCTTAAGGATGATAAAAAAGCTAAATTGTTGAAGTAAGCTTTCCAGTAGTTACTGTGCACATTATCGTTAACAGGAAGCTGAACACTTTTCCTCTTACCCACCAGCTCAGCAAACCTATCCAATGCTTGCGAAAGTCCAAAGATTGGTGAGATATCAGGCACAACAGTCTCTATGGTAGAATCTAAAAGGCTTATCTGCTCAAACTGTCTTCCGTAGCCTGCATATTGATTCAAAAATCCTGTCTCTGATATCACCACATAGTCACCGCCGTAGGAATGTTCTTTGTCACTTCTAGGATCATTAGGTACAAATTTCCACTTTTCATCTTCTGTAGCGAGCTTTCTAATATCACGGAGTAGAAAAGAACCATCAGATGTTATAGCAAGAGTAAGCACCGAGTTATCAATCCACGAATGCAACCACACTTTATTTACAAACAGCTTATCAGAAATAGAAGACTGCAACCAGTTCTGAGCATCGTTAGTCGTTGCTTGGTTGTCTACTGTAAAACCATTTTCTTGAGCTATTTGTACAATAACTTCACTTGAGTTTCCGCTAAACGCACGACTTTTGTCTTCAGAAAGATATCTAGGAGCGTCATATAAGCCAACCAATTTCAATCTAAACAACTGATGCCCAGCCTTTGCTATCTGTTTACTAAATATCATGTAAGGTGATGGAAGTAGCTCTAAATGATGACTTCCTAAAGAGATTTGCAGTTTATTCCCTTCACTTATGTACGAGAGAATATCAGCGTCAGCGGTAGTAAACATTAACTCAAACTGTGGCAATACATTACCAACTTCCTCTATCAAGGTGAAAGATATCAAATCCTCCTCTTTAAGGAAATCATCCAGGTCGCCTAAACTTACTTTAAGTAAATATTGTCCTTCTACACCTATCATAAGGTCTTACCTCTTTGTAAGGCAGCTAGTTTAAAGAAGAGAGCTTCTAAGTCGTCAATAGATGGATATCTTATAGTCATTCCGCTTTGTACATCAAAAGGACTTACCAGATTGTTGTACACAAGTAATATCCACCAGTACTGTGTAGATCCATAAATTCTGTGAGACAGCAGATCAGGTCTTCCTTCCTCATCAACCACTACATACTCACCGTGAACCGGTAGTTTTCTTAGTACATCCAAAAAGTACGAAGTGAGAGAATCGTACACATCGGTATCGTATTCCATAAACTTTGCTTCATCATATCTTACCGGCGAATCATAGCCTAGATTTATGTAAAAGTATCCAGCCATAACTAACTCACCTTAAAATACCTAAGTATTTCATCTGCATTAGGCAGTCTATATGGTTCAAAAGTGATAGTTACGCTTGCATAGAGAGGTAGCCCGTTGTTCAAAACCTCTTTGGAAAACTGAACATCAACGCTGCGTAATATCTGATTCCTTGCATAAAACCATTGTCCAATCTGAACCGATATAGTTCCACTCTTTACATTACCTTCAGCATCAACTGCGTAACCATAAGGAGCAGTCAACTTATCAACTCCTGTAGGAAATACTCCTTTGAGTAGTTTAGCTACTTCTTGCTTGACATCTTCTCCATTTAGTGAAATCATCAATAAAGGTAGTGTAAAGGTTGGTTTCTGTGTACCTGTCCAGGTAGCTACAGTTGTTCTCAAAGACTTTAACATAAACTGCCCTTTACCTGTTGCCATTGAGACAGCAGTTGCTGCCATGTTGAGAGTTTCGCTCTGTCCCATATTTTCAAAAGGTGATGAGTACTCAGCTTGGGCAGAGAACTGAAACTCAGTCATCACAAAACCTTTCACCACACCTGCAGGAGTGTTAATTAACACCCTGTAGTAAGGATTATTCAGTAGCTCTTGCTCTATGAATGTAGTTATCTCAGCCATTGTCCTTTACCCAAATAATACCATATTAGCAAAAGCTATTCCGTAGTCATCAATGTAGAACTTTCTCTGCGCTGCTAATGTAAGGTTAAACTGAGCTGTAGGAGCTTCAGCTCTTACTCCAGCCGCTGGCGATTCTTTCTTTACTGATTTATCAATCGGTAATGTTTTCGCTCCTTTAGCTTGCTGTATCTGCTTGACTGCTGTAGCACTCTCTTGGACTAACTTGGGTTTCGTTTGAGCTTTGGCTTCTGTACTTCCACCAAACAAAGAACCAAAGAAGTTTGAAATCTTACCAATGACAGATTCCCCAAACTTGTAAATGCTCTTTGGTGAAATCAATCCAAGCGTCAAAGCAGACAAAGCTGATGCACCAGCTGCACCTAACCTACCACCTAAGCCTACCTTATGCCCTGCTATCTGATTGGCATTAAAGAAGCCCTTCACAGCACCAAATAAACCTGTACCTATTGCTAAGAGCTGTCCTAAGCCAGGTACAAAGTCCATAACTGAACCAAGTCCTTTTACTAATCCACCACCGAGCTTTGTAACACCACCCAGGAGATCTCCTATTTTACCAAGGCTAAATAGACCACCAAGTCCTTTAACTTTACCTAATATCTTGCCAAAGATTCCCGCCTCGGAAGCCAAGCCACCAGCTGCAGGTATCATTCCTTCTACAACACCACCTATCCTTCCGCCGAAAGGAATCTTCTCTAATACTTTATCAAACAAACCAGCAATCCTACCTCTACTAAAAACACGAAACAACCCTTTACCAACCCACTCTATAAATTTATCACCAAACATTGAGCCAATAAGCTGTCCAACTGGACCGAACATCCTTCCTGCTTCGTAAGCAACCAAGGACCGGGAAACATCTTTAGCTGTAGAGAAGATTTCGGGATGTTCAAGAAACGCTTCTTTGAAACTTTTACCTTTCTCAACTTCAGATTCAAGTAAATCTTTAAGCTCTTTATTCTCAAGGACAGACAAATCAAATTTTTTGTTTAAGTCTCTCAATGTAGCGTACATCTTTTTATTAGTAGCATCAGAACTCAACCTATCTAAAGCAAGGCTTATTCTGTCAAACTCATCTGTTCCTGCCTTGAGAATAGCTTCAGCAGCTTCGTCTGTTAACTGCGACTCTTTTACAACCTGCTTAATCTCTTCAACAATCTGCTCTCTTGTTTCTCTTGAAACTCTCTCATCTTTAATAAGCTCTTTGTATGCATCAAGAATCTGCCCTAGATTGACTTCCAAATTCTTATCAAAGTTTTGCAATACCTCGGTGAACCTCTCTAGCACATTAACGAGCTGATCAGCTTCCTCTTTACTAATCTTTTCACGGTTCAGAATCTTGTCAAATATCGTATTGGTTTCCTTTACGCTTTCTAGCACCTTAAGCGTTTCAATAGCCTGCTTATCTCCCTTTATAGCAAGCTCCTGAAGTATCTTTTGATTGTAAGTAAGAATTGAAGCAGTTTGTTTTGCTTGGACTAGAGTATTTACCAGCTCATTATGATACTTCTCAGCCACCCCTGGAGCAAATGTACTTGATAGCCCTGATGATTTAAGTTTTGACAAAGGGGTAGCTACAACTGAAACAAATCTACCTTTAACTCTGTTAAAGGTTTCACCGAGCATTTTCTTTTCCCTTTAACTCCTTCATGAGCATTGCATGCAAAGCTCTGAGAATACCTGCATCAAGAAACTGTACATGATAGAAATCAACTATTTGATACCTTGCCAAATCGTAGCCAAGTTCCAGCAGCTCTTTTGTTGGTAAATGTGGGACGAAAAAAGTAGTTCTCAGCATCTCTCCCAAACAACACACTAAACTTGTGGCCGCACTTGCAGATCAGTTCAACTGGTAGTAAACCGTGGTCAAGCACTTCCTCAACTGTTTTTAGCTTTACTAAATCCTCACCAAAGGCATTAGTGATAAGGCTATACGCTTTATTGATGTCAAGGTTACTAACTTGTAAAGCAAAGAGGTAAATCAAATCTGTATGTTTCTTTACCTTTACTGCTTCTACAAATTTTCCCACAGTAAGAGGGCAGAACTCCAGCTCTTGTCCAGCAATCTCAACCACTACTGGTAGTTGGGGAACTTCAAGCTCACTGTACTGTACGGAGCTTGCAGATACCGCCTTCTGAACCATTTGTCCACAGCTAGGACAAGGAGCTTCAAGTAAAACCTGGATATCATCAGAGAAGGAAAGCTGTCGTAAAATAGATAGATATTGAAAGTCAAAAATAGTCAAATCATACTTATCAAAACCTTGACACTCTATACCTTTTAAAACCTCTTCTATTTCAGACACAGGATCAAGTTTAGATTGAGAAAGTTTTAACAAATCTCCGTAAGTATAAGGATAGTAATAGATCTTCCATCCATTAGGATAAGGGATACCTCGGGAAGGCAAAGTTGTAACTTCAAACTTAGGTAAAGACTGAACAGTGGTTTGCTGGACATTCTGCTCTTGAGTTACTCTCTCTAATCTCATTTAAGCACCTCTCTAATGAGTAGTTTTTGCCTTACCAACTATTACAAAATCAACTGTGTAAGTATGAGGATCTGCATTTGAATCGCCGTGAAAATAGATGCTGCCTTCAGGATACACCCAGAGTGAATAGACATGAAGTGGAGTCCTGTCGAGGTCTAAAGTCATAATCTGAACCATTTTTACAATCTGTTTTAACGGTTTCAAAGTGTTATTCTCTGAAAGAATATCAGCATTTATCCAATCACTAATCCATCTAGTCAAACTGTCATTGATATCATCAACATAGGTTATTTTTAAGTCAAATGCTGATGAAAGCTGAGGTACCTTATAAGTGGACGCACCACCTTGAAACTCGTAAGAATTAAGAGTTGCAAGGTTGAGCTCAACATCTATAGCCGGAAACCAGTCATTGAACGGAGCAGGTGCATCAGGAAACTTAACATCCCAAAGATAACTCCTGCTCCATTCTATGTTGCGAACTTTATCTATAGATACTGGCATCGCTCAAACCTTATGCTACCTTCTCATCCTCAAAGTAATCGTAGCTTATGGTAATGGAAGGTCTAACTATGTCACTAGAGGAACCATCAAGAGAACCTAAGTCGTAGTCTTCAAGATAGCAGCCAATTAGTCTAAACTTCCAAACAGCCTCGTCTTGTCTGTTAAGCAAAAACATCAGGAACTCAGCCTTTACATCCTCTGACTTTTTCTGCTTACCCGTTTTGGTCTCCCAACACAACTCTCTCCACTGTTTAATAAAGTCAAGTATTGTAGCATCGACTGTCTCAGCAAAGGTCATGTTCAAGGTGTTAGAATAGTTATAAATACCGGGCTGCTTCACCTTGTGTCCTTTTATGTTAATCTCAATAGACTGGCCTGTCATCTTTGGTATTTCAGAGGTAAGCATTCTAAAGTTTAAGGCATTTGAGTCAATAGTGACACCATTCGGCACTTTGGAAATTTGCACATCCCACTTGTAAACTGGGAGAAAGTCTCCCAAGTTTCTAATTTGGTCTATAGTTACTGCCATCGTTAAACACCTCCTCTTGGATTAAGAGCCGGCGGAGGGAGTTGAACCCACACCCAAGGGATTACAAATCCCCTGCTCTGCCAAGTTGAGCTACGCCGGCGTTACAGTGTTTGTGCTGCTATTTTGAAGTCAACTCCTGTTCTTGTGATAATAGTGGTGAACTGTATGTACTCAGCAACCTGGATCGGCTTCACAAACAACCAAACATTAAGTCTGTGATTGTCTATGTCTTCAGGTGTGTTGTTTGTACTGTCACAAACAATGTAATAATCGTATACTCCTCTTCTTGCCTTAATACCGTCCATATAAGATTGTATCATAGCTGTTACCAAAGCCCTTGTTGCCTCATCATTCACCTCAAACAAAAATCCATCAAGAGCTTCCTTAATAGCAGGCTCAATAACTATAAACAGCAATCTTACATTCAATCTGTCAAGTGCGCTTGGAGTACTGAGCAAGGTTTTCTGTCCCCAAATCGCTATACCCTTACCTGGCTTGAACCTAATTGGGTTGATACCGTTATCGTAGAGATAATCCATTTCACCTTGAGCAAATCTTCTCTTCACATCAAGTACATTGAGCACACCTCTCTTTGGTCCAGCAGGAGCAAACCAAATCTCATAGTTAGAAGCGGTTTCAGAGATAGCTGCAGCCGCATAGCCGTCAGGTGCCACATAGATGTACCTGTCATTGTACTTATCATAGATTTTAAGATGCGGAGTAAAGATTGCTGCGTAGCTTGTGTTTGCATTCAGGTCAACTTTTCTATAGTTTACAATTTCATTGAGATAATCAGCACTGTCTTCAGCGTCATAAGGAGTAGACAAAATAGCTACGCAATCTTTCCTCGACTCAGCTACACTGTAAAGTTTTTGCTGATACTCTGGTACAGCCCAGCCACCATCCATAAGCAAAGTAAGAGGGACATCATCGGGGTTAGCTAGCAAGTCAGCACCAGCTATCATCTGAGCACTCGTTACTGCATCACCATCTGTCCCCTGAGCAAGATAAAGAATTGTATCCTGAGCCTTTGGTAAGACAGTTGAGTCAATAGTTGGATTATTCCGAATTCTAATGTAATTAGAACCTTCGGTCACATCTTCTACATAGATGTTTCTACCATAACCATCCTTAGCACCTGGGGTTCTGGAGCAGAGAAACTCTTCAACTTGCTCCACAACATCTCCGTTTTTCCTATACACCTGTACTATAAAAGCGTTATCAACTTTCACTACATCAGGATCAGTTATAATGGTAATACCTATGTCATTATTCCAAGCACCTTCATTTGCTCCTGTTATAAGTAAGCAGCTATCTAATGTTCCGACACAAAGCCAAGTTACACCACCATCTGTTACAGTGTCTCCCAAAGTGGTTGGCCAGGTTGGTTCAACAGAGGCAGAAGTACCAGCAGTGACACATACATAATAATAACCATTAGCAGTAGTTGGCACAACCTCTTGTCCTACAGTGTAAGCTGTACCAGGAGACCAGGTGCTTGCATTTGCACCGAAATCGAAAGCGGTTAAATCGCTTATAGCTTGGACAGCTTGATAGTTACTGTTAGTTGAAGTACTAGTTACAATCTGAGCTCCACCGTACTTAGCACCGTTAACAACTCTCACCACCCAAAGCTTATTACTCTTCTGAAGGAAAGCTAGAGCAGAGTAGTAGCTAAGATCGTAACCAACCTCTATTCTTTCGTTAGGAGTAAAATACTTAAGCAAGTCTGATTCATTAGTAACAAGTGTTGGCTTGTTTACTGGTCCTTTCTTAGCTGGAATAACAATTCCACCGTAAATACCAGGGAAACTTGGTACCCTGGTAGATATGTCTTGTTCTCTTAGTGTTACTGCAGGAGCTCCCATATCTTTCACCTCCACCTAAGTTTTACACATTCAGCTTGATCACACCACTTGGTAACTCCCCTGCAGGTTCAGTGCCCTTGGGAAGTGTTACCTTTGCTCTTGGAGAGAGCATAAGTGCAGTTCCATCAGAAAGTGATAATCTGATTGGGTAATCTACTCTTGAAACGAGAACTATAGGTTTGACTTCTTTGGCTTTTCTTGCCTTCTTTTTAGCCATCAGCTCTCCTCCTCTAAGTGACTATGTCGTAGTCTATGTCAATTTCAGTTACATAGTCTTTGTAAAATATATCAATTTCAGTTATTATCTTACCTGTATCAACTGGAGCCGATACAAACCAACCGCTTACCGTACAGGTAAAACTCAAAGCTTTTACATCTAACCCATCACCTGTGATCTGCAAATCGTCAATCTCCTTCCATTGCAAGCTGTAGTTGATAATACCTATTGGATCTCCGTAATCGACTTCCATTGTCATTTTCTCAGTTATGCCTGACTGAGTGATGTACTTAAGCTCAAACTCTTCAACTTTGCGAATGTCTTTGCTAAGATAAAGGCACTGAAAATCACAGCTTGCCATCTTTGCTTTGTAGATAGCAACACTTCCTGTGGTGTCAACAGGACCACTCACCTTGAATATTCTTGGTTGTGCTGTATCGCTGGTTGTAAGAGGTCTCCTCGAAAAAACGATAAAAGGTTCACCGCCGCTGAGCATAGGTACACCAGCAATAGTCTTAACCTGCAACCTGCGAACACTCTTTATAGGATCAGGCAGGCTAAGGTCAGGAGCATAGAGCACTTTAACACCTTCAACCTCAGCAACCAGATCTGCCCAATGTTTCATTACATACGCAACAGTTGCAGCCATAGTGCTAATCCACCAAAGGTCTCAACCTATACCTCTTTATCACAGGAGATGTGATACCAATAGCTTCCATTGCGTAGACCCTATAGCGCTTTGTCGCTGTATCACTTCGCAGGATTTTCACAATATCACCAGGCTGTAGGTTTTCAGATGCATAGAGATAAGCCTCGTCAAGTACACCAGCTTCCTCACTTGAATAATCAACGAAGCCATAAGCAGGAACAAGTATTCCCTTAGCAGTCGTAACAAGGTTGTAAGAAGTTTCATCGGGATCAGCTCCATATACTGTATAAGGATCAACTGGATCAGCTCTATACAGCTCAAAATCTACTCCGTAAACCTTGCCAAAAGTATTAGTAAGAACATTGCTTACTATCTCTAAGTAATTCTCAAGCACATCTAGAACACTCATTACTTAACATCTCCGCTTAAAATCTTCTGCATAAACTTAACAAACGCTTGTGCACTCATTTCAACCTTACCACCCGTAGTAGGCTTGCTTACATTAGGTGGTGGCGCATTGTGTCTAATTGGTGGTAACCCATAAAGTACACCTGCTCTTTCTAAAGCCCTAGCTAGGTTCCATAGATGCTTGCACATTGCAGGTATGTGATATCTGTTCTGAGACGGCCACCAGGTAGTTTTCCTCTGGTAAGGTTTAGGTCCTTTACCATAAAAAGAACCAAACTCTTTCAAGTACCAACCAAACCTGAAGTAAAAATCTTCACAGTTACATCTAACCTGTACTGGACACCACTTAGCATTTATCTTTTTGAAAGCTACTTCCTGCGGCTCAGTAACAAAGCCACCTGTTCTAACAGGAATCTTCACATAGCTCACAAAGTTATACCAGTCGGGATCGTGCCTTACCTCAGCAGGATTTTCAGCAAATTCAACATTGTAAAACTTGATGATTGCTTTTTTGGGAAGTCTTCCTGGAGTTCCTGGCTCAACCAATGCTGTAACAAGCAAGCTTTTAGTTCCCACAAAAGGAACTACACTCCATTCAAGTATCCTTAGCTCCTGATGAGGCGGAGGAACTCTTCCTATCCGTGAAGGCTGTCTTCTTTGAAACTCAGCTGTATTTTTATACAGATCGTAAAGAGTAAGTTTAGGTTTTATTGCTTCTACCAATGCTAAAACCTCTTTTGCATGCATTTAACCTTAACCCCACGCTAAATACCACTTGCTAAGCTCACCGAGCTCTTGCAATGCTTCCTGCTCCAAATCTCTACCATCACTTACCAAATCAGCAGCATCTGAAGCTATGGGTAAGTCGTTTAAGGTGAAAGCTTTTCTTGACCTACCTAACTTCTGTAAAAACTTACCGAGTAGGAGTTTGAAGAATAAATCATCATTGTAGTCTATGGTTGGTAAGTAATAGTTACCAGCTGTATCTTGCTCTATGCTGTGGTGATAGACTGCTGTGACCTCAAACTCTCCATTTGCTGAGGTGTAAAGTATAGGTTTTCTGTAAGTCCAAGGCATTTCAGGTGGTTGGCTTACCGGGCTCTTTTGCATATTCCAAAGCAACGGTGCGTAAGGAAAACTAACGCAAACTGCTCTGGAGATCCACTCAGGTACGCCGTAAGTGTGATCAGTAAAGTCGAACTTTAAGTTTGTTACACTTATATTGAAGGTTCTCTCTATAGGACGGTACTGGCTGTAGATTGACAGAACCCGTTTAACAAAAGGTTCAAACTTAGCTGGATCGTAGGTAGTGTCAGGTAAGTTCTCATACAAGTACTGTCCTGACTCATCTAATAATCTTTCCCAAAGTTCGGTAAGGGGGATCATTTCGCTTTACCCTTTTATCTATTACGCTTAGAGCGTTTTACTACACGCTTCTTAGGTTTTTCCTTCTTTTCCTCTTTATCCTCTTCAGGTTTAACTTCTTCTTTTACTTCTTGCTCTTCAGCTACAGATTGTTCTGCCTTTTCATCTGCTTCAGCTTCAACCTTTGTAGGCACTTCTTTTACTTTAACTTCTGCTGACTTCTCAATCTCTTCCTCAACAGGTAAAATCTGTATAACCCCTGCCTTTTGCCAAACTAGAAGAGCGTCATTGTAAGGTCCTAGTACACTAACATCTACCACCATCTCACCTGGGCTAATAATCAGAGGAGAACGCCCAACCTTATTAATCCTGATAGGCCCTTTGGTGTTGTTTACAATTCTAACCTTTGCCATTGTAACCTCCTTAGATAGCTGGAGTAAACACATAAAACCCAGCCCGCCACTTTAGGCAGGCTGGGTTAAGTCAGGAATTAAGAAGTCATAACAAGAGCAACAACAAAGTTCTGTACGAGCACCTCAACACCAGCCCAAACAGCAGCAGCTCTCTGGTTACCAAGAGGATTCTTTCCTGCAGGTAAGGTTGTAGTTACTGTAAGTGGCATATAAGGAGCATACACTCCTGCAGCCTCAAATGGGTTAGCTCCCTTATAGATTGCAATTGCTCTATTAGGATCAAGCACAGATGCATCAGTTACTCTTACCACTGTCATTCCGTCAAGCGTTCCAAAGATGTGTGCACCTATTGTGGAACCATCAGTAAGTTTAGTAAATCCAGGTAAAGTCTGAATTACTGCAGCCACATTTCTTCCAGCGATAAGAGTACTAATCACACCTCTTCCAGCCTGTCCAACTAAGGTAGACTCAACATCTGCTAATGCATCCTTAAAGGTCTGCTTATGCTCATAGTAGGAAACACCGGCTGGAGGAGTTTTGCTCCAGGTTACAGACCCAGGTGCGTTTGCATTGAGCTTTCTGATGAGGTCTCCTCCTACCTCTGCATTGATCTCTGCAACAAGGTCTTTTGCAAGCTCGTCCTCAGCAACAATTCCAAACCTCTTTCTCATTCCGAAGCTCTGGAGCATTCCAATTGTACCTTTGAGTGCATAGACCCTTGCCATTATAGAAGTGCTGTCCCAGAATGTGGAGATGGAAGGAATGTCCTCTGCGAGCTCGTAGTTGGTCTGATAGCTTACAAGAATCTGTGCTCCTGCAGGTGGAGCATTGAGGAAGTTAAGAGTAATTGCACCAGTAGTGTAATCAATAGTACCACTTACACCTGCACCTATGATGTTTCCGTTTCCATCATCCTGTCCAAAGACATTAGCAACTCCAGAAACAGTTACCTTTACAGTCTGAGACCTAACAGGTGCCTGTGCTAAGGTTGCACTGAAGGTTGTGGTTCCAGCGGTATCTCCAGTTCCTACAACCTCACCCTCAATGTAGTTAGAAGCATAACCAGAAGGCGTAGTTGCACCAGAAGTCGGAGACGCTAAGGTCTCACCTTCAGTTACTGCACCCTTCGTAGTTCCAGCCTTTACATTCTTGAAGTATACAGTTCCTCTCTCGTCATCCACAGGCTGAACAGAAGCAATAACAGGTATTACAGATGTTCCGTAAGCCACTGTGATGACATCGTAAGCAATGTCAGGAATTCTACCAAGCTGATTAACATTACCGTCCTCTTCACAAATTTGCTTGTAAACATCGAATGCCTCGAGTTGCTTTCCTAATGCGTACACATCGTAAGGCTGTAAACCTCCTCTGAGTTGAGCTACAATGGATTTTTCAAACAAGTCCATCTGTGGACGATAACGCTCGTAGAGTATCTCTGCCTCCTGTTCCATCTTCTTAACTCTGCTTTCTACCATGTCAGCCATTGCTAACAACCTCCTCTCAAGTCTTAGTTTTGGATTGAAGTTCTCTGCTCAGTCCCTGAAGTGCAGGGAGGCAGTCTAACTAAAGATACTTAGCCTTTCCACCAAAGGCTTCCTTAGCTGCTTTCCTTGGATCTTTCACCTTAGAAAAGTAGATACCTTTCTCTCCTTTGTAAAGATCGTCACCGTCAGCATCTTTGCCGTCATAAACTACTTCGACTTCAGGATAATCGTTTCTTAGCTTGTAACCTTCGTCCGTACCCCATCCACAACAGCTTAGATACTTGTTACCTTGTTTGTCTCGGTATACTGCTAAGACAACCTGCACACCGTCAGGAGTAGTTACTTCCAATAAACGCCAAAAGGTTAATTCCACTTTCTCACTCTCAGATAACCCCTCTATTAACTCCAGTAACTTCTTAGCCTTACTCATCGTCTACCTCCACTCTTACTTGCTGAAATAAGACAAAAGTCTTTCGCCTCTGCTCTCCCATAAAGGTTTCTTTGCTGGCTCGTGCTCTTTGCTTTCGTCTTTCTTTTCGTACTTTTCCTTTATCTTGAGATGCTCAGAAAACTCTTTGAAAAACTCTCTAATCTCTCCCTCACTCATCTTGTCATACACTTTAGCAACCATCTCCTTAGCCACACCGAGCTCATTGGCCAGCTCTTCAATCTTCTTCTCCTTAGCTGCTTCAAGAGACTCAGAGATAAGAACCTCGGCCTTTTCAAATACCTGTTCTATCTCCTCTGGAGTACCGAGTTCTTTGTACTTCTCAAGCAACTCCCTTGCCTTCTCTATAGCCTCATCAAGCTCTTCAGGTGAGCCAAGTTCCTTGTAAGCCTCAAGTGCTTCTTTTGCCTTGTCTAATGCTTCCTGTATCTCCTCTGGAGTACCGAGTTCTTTATAAGCTTCTAAAGCTTTCTTAGCTTCGTCAAGTGCTTTGCTTAACTCATCAACAGAGCCAAGCTTCTCGTAAGCTTCAAGCTTGTCAGAGAGTTCTTTTACCTTTGCTTCGAGTTCTTTCTTCACTTCAGCCTCTTTCTCAAGCTCTTTGTTCTTGCTCTCAAGCACTGCAACTTGCTTCTTGAGTTCCTCAAGCTGCTCTAAAGCCTTGTTCAAGTCTTCCTGTAGCTTTAAATTCTCCCTAACCTTAGCTTCGAGTAATGCGGTGTCAGGCATTTCACTACCTCCTTCAGATTGTTTTTCGTCTTTGGTTCTGCAAAGATTTGGAAAACAGTAACTTAGATCCTTCTGTAAAGACTCAACCAAAGTGGGCTGAGCCTCAAGAAAGCCAGGATCTATAACAAAGTCAAAACCTTTCAAGTCGTATGCATCCTCATCAACAGCTGGAACACCATTTTTAGTTCCACTATACTTACCCTCAGCTCTGCTTGAAACATAAAGCTTTGAACCTGCCCTGAGTAAGGTGTTTAGGATGCGTCCAGCTGGTGTGTTAAGGATAAGAGCCTCACCAATACCTCTCCCCTTCTCATCAATATAAAGGTTGGTAACGATGTGACTCACTTTACCTTCAAGTAAAGCTGTGTCAGTAAGTTCCTGCTCATGCCCAATAGTACCAAACAAGGTTCTGTTCTCTAGTTTAGGCTTTACCTTTGCTATTGCCTTCTCCCAGAGGCGTTTTGAGTAGTAACGACGATTGCGAGAAACACCTTCAGGAACAAAGAACTGCCCCTTCACCTTAGCAAGTATGTGCTTACCGTCAACCTCGCCTCTGGCTTCCTCAACCGTAAAGTTGATCTCTGGTTGGAAGATGTCAATTAAACGCTCAGCCATTGCTTTACCCTCTATCTCTATCTTAATGTTTTACTCCACCTTGATCTTGTACTCAGACGATAAAATTTCGATGACGCCTTTCAGTAAAGTTTTGGTTATTTTTTCAGTGTTGTCTCTTATTACCTCTTCAAAAGCTTTTTCAAGATCCATTTCGTCTACTGAGTTATCATCAAGTAACTCTTGATGCTTTAGCTCATCAACAGTGTCGTCTGCTAAGTCTTTCAACAACTCCTCAATATCAAGCTCAAAATCACGACTTAGTTTCAATCGGCTGATCGATTCAAGTAGCTCTTTAGCTTTACTCATCACTTCCTCCAGTCCTACCCAGTTATGTTATCAACTGTCTCTACAGGAATGTAGTAACTTGAACCTTTCTTGTACGCAGTAACTTCAACTTTACCAATTGCATCTGCCCTGTTATCGTAGTAAGCGTAGGTAACTTTAACTGCTTTTGCTTTTCTTGTATCTATGGTACGCATCTCGTTAGGAGCCTCCACCCAACAATCTATAAGATCTGTCCAATCGACTCCCTCGTCTTCCATCCAATCATAATCAACTTTTTTCAAATCACTGAACCCTTTGATTTGAATTAGTTTGTAGCAAAGGACTTTGCCTCCCTTCTTCTTCTTTTTGGTTTTCTTTTGGGATTTCTTTATCTCTTTCTGGAACTCTGCAACTTTCTGGTCGTAAAGTTCCTTCCAATTGCTTATTCTACATAACTTAAAAACATCTCTTAGGTTTGCCCAGAAAGCAAGGTGATTGTAGATATCGTCAATCCTATAGATTGTGGCTTTTGTTTTCAAAAGGGAGAATGAAAGCTTGAGCCCGTCTTTTTCTTTCTGGAACTTCTCTATAATTATACCAAGATTTGTGTTTATCTTCTTATACTTAACATCTTCCATTTCACCAAAACAAAATACTTGACCTTTTCCTTCTTTGGACCCAGGAATGAAAAAGTATTTTGCTTCCTCAAGGATCTTCTTCGCTAACTCTGACTTTGAGATGTCAGATTTGATAGCCGTGACATAATAAAGCTTATCAACATAAGGTTCTAACTCGCTGGTATCAACTGTAGTAACTTTGCCAGGAGCACTGAGCCTAGCAGAACTGCTAAGAAATCTAATGCTTCCAGAATCCAACTCAGCTACTTGAACAATCGGAAACCCTTCCGATTGTTTGCTTTCAGATAGTTCAAAGATTAAAGACAGTAATTCTTCTACTTTACTCATCTTTACCTCCTTCTGCTAACTTGGTAAACACTTGAGCTACAGATAGATAACAACCTGATTCCTCTTCGCGCTTACCTTGCTCTTTCTCAACTATCTCCTTAGCCTTGTTCCAAAGCCTCTGAACCTCTTCAACCTCTTTGCCCAACTGCTCAGCCAAGGCTTTCATAAGAGCATTTGGTTCAACGAGTCTGAGTAAAAACTCAAAATCCTCATCACTTAGCTCAACCTTATCCTCGGTTAAAAGTGAAGTCTTGCTAATGAGGTGTTTCTCAGCTCTGTCTATCATAGGAACAAGCTCTTCAATAAAGAAAATGTAGTCAAGCTCATCTTCAAGTGGCATGTAATACTCAAGCTCTATATAAGCATGAGTCTTTGCACTGTTCAATGCTTTTAAGGCTTCAGCGGCTTCAAATGTGGTTAAGCTCTCACTTGGTCTAAAAATCCTTGTAGCTAAAAACCTGCCTAAAGCTCTGTGGAATCTTTTACCTTTAGTTGAACGATGAAACCTTCTTATGCCCTTTAGGTACTTCCACCTATATCTGCGCCAGTTTGCTTTCTGTATCTGAGAACGGCGGAAGTCTTTTAGCCTTTGTATCAACTTCTTTCTGCGCTTGAGGAACAGTTCAACTAACTCGTCATCAGGTTGCCAATCATCAGTTACTGATTCAAGCAAGTCAGTTCTGCCTAGCTCAAGTAAGAAGAGCTTTTTGTCTTCAAGGCGCTGGAACTTCACCTATACTTCCTCCTTACTCTTCACTAAGAAAAGCGGAAAACATGACATGATTAGGTTACCTATTGCCCCTTGCGCTTACTTTCACTCTGCGGATACTTTGTAACACCTGACGATAGGTAGAGGAAGGCAGAGCTTGGATGAAGCTTGCGGTTGCCTCTGAACCTTCCTCTTTAAGCCAGTTTACAAGAACATCCTTGTCAGGCGGTGCTTTGTCACGGTAACGGGCTTGGATTACACTGAGTACCGCTATGGCTGTTAAGTGGTCTATGTTCATAGCTTAGTCACCTTCTTATGCACTTCTATCTAAGCCCATTCTCTGTCTTACCTTCAAGCTCATTTTCCTCTTCCTCTCAGCCTCAGCACTGTGTGCCTTTCTCCTTGCCAAAGCTAATGCTCTCTTCTGAGCAGCTGTAAGATGATGTCTTTTCTTTCTCTTCAACACAGGAATCTTAACAACCTTACCATGCCTTATCACCTTCTTGTAAACTACCTCATCAATAGCATCTACTTTGTTAGGATCGAAGTTTTCGTTAGTCCCGACATCACCCGCCTGGAGTAAGGTTTTGATAGTGCTGAGGTTTACCCAGTCAAGGTTTACAAGGTCAAGAAAAACTCCAGTCTGAGTGTTGATAATTGGTGGTTCTAAAGGACTTAAGTCGATGATTATTTGCTCGTCATCATCGCTGACTACCATAGCAAAAGGTCCTTCCTGTGGATCATACCCAAAGAGTACAGATACAGCATCACCTTCGTTGTCAGCAAACTCCACAAGTACATCCCCCTCATAACCCACGATCACTTCGTCAACAGTTACTCCGTCAATGCCAAGCTCCTGGAGTTTAGCATTAAAAGCCTGAGCTACATCAGCTTCGGTGTAGGGGATAAGAGAGTTGAACTGTTCAAGTAGCTTTTGGGCTTTGCTCATACCTTTCTCCTCCGTTTAGATATTCTAAATCAACTTTTGTTTGTACTTACAAAACGGACAAATGACATTTATACCACGAATAACTTGGCCGCACTCATCATGCATCTCATAATCAATATCTAGAACTTTCTCTGAAAGCGCAAAACCTTTACCACACTTAGGACAAATAACTTCAAACTCTTTGAGTTTCCTTGTCTCTAGTAAGTGAATTAATAACTCTTTCGCTTTACCCATCACTACTCCTCCGTTAAAAGTCTTTAGGTAATTTAATATCTACACCTTTCTTTTTCAAATCATCGACGATTGCTTTGATTCGCTTTTTATCAGCTGGGAAGTTAACTTTGTTCTTAAGATACCAGTTACGCAAATCTTCTACTGTACACTTGTCTGCTTTGTCTCCATATGCACACCCAGCATCTACCCAATGCTCAAGTAAATGTGCACTTTTCTTACCTCTAACAACTTTGAAACAAATCAGGCATAAATCTTTGTAGAAGGCTTTCTTTAACAGTCCTTTAGGGGCATTGTTATACCTTTCTCCTCCAAGACAGCGTCAAACTGCTCAAGTAACATAGATGCTTTACTCATCACTGCTCCTCCCCAACTTTTATTACTCCATTCAACCCAATCACACTAAACTGCTTATTTAAGAACTCAGCAAACTTTTCTAAGTCCACCTTATCAGCAAATGGACTACCGTCACCAGCCAAGTCAAGTACGAAGTCTCTTACATTTGTAAGCATTTGGATGCTTGAGTCTAAAAACTCAAGGGTATCAAGGTTGTCAATTTCAATAAGCTTATTCCTGAACTCAACCTGTACATCAGCTGGAGTAAAACTAACTCCTTTGTTGATAAGGTGTATGTAAATAATCTGTCTTACTCCATCAGCTATCGCACGCTGAATAGCTCTAAGTCTTCTCAAATACCTTGCATACCTCTTCAATATGTCACTCTTAGGACCGTCTCCTCCAAACAAAATCTCATAAGGCACCCCTATGGCACTGCAAATTGTTCTCCTTAAATCCTCAATAGAAGACATCAACTCATCTGGCTCATCCATCTTGTAATCAAACTTCTGCAGCTGTCCCTTATCCCCGAAGATAGGAACTACTCTCAACCTACCCGCAGCAGCGATTGCTTTTTCAACTGCCAGGGTGTTTGTATCAGGATTCACTCCTATACGCTTGTTAAGTAACTCTTCAACTCTCTTTGCTACTTTGAACGCATCTTCGGGGCGCATGTTGGTAGGGACAGCTACGCCGATAACAGAGCCTTGAGTTAATTTGTTAAGCTTTGAGGCAGGAACAAGAGTTTCTAGTACCTGAAGCTCTCTCACCTTGGGAATAATAGAGTAAATTAAACTGCGGCCTACTCTAATGAAACGAGGTATTTTATCTTTAAGCTGTTTGTAACGAGCACCTAGCTCAGCCTGTAGATCAAGCCTGACCTTGCGTCCAGCTAAGATGAACTTTACATACTGCCAAGGTTCAACAAGCCTGACTGTTTCGCCTTTTTGAGGATCAATCTCACGGACAAGATACTTCTCTATTTCACCTCTGCGTGATATGGCAAAGACTGAGGCCTGATCTACATCGTCTCTTATATCGACTATACCTTTACCTTTCGCTACTTCGGTCTTCAAAGTATACTCACCGTAAGCAAGTAAGTCGTAAGCTATGTCTTGAATCAGAGTATCAAACTTAAACTTATCATCGAGCTCTTTTATCTCCTTATCAACTAATGATTTGTTAGAATAAGCACTGAGTATGTCTCCTGTAGAGATGTCAGGAGCGAGTGCATCCTCGATGTACTGCTGAAGTATAGCATCTACGAGATAAAAGTCTTTAACCTCATCAACCTGCTTTACTATCTCAGCTCTTTTCTTGGCTACACGGGTAAGTGCAGAGATGAGAGCAAGCCTAAGTTGATAGTCTTCCAGTGCTGATTTTGCCTCTTTGACTCTGTCTGAGTATTCCTTGGCAAGCTGCTGTTGAATAGCAAAAGACTCATTTAACGAAATCTGCTTAGCTTTCATAGTTTACCTCTGCTTAGTTTCTTAAGAAAATCAAGCGACAAGCCTAACACTTTCTCCACCTTTGAATACACCTCGTTATAATACTGTGAGGCTATGCTTTTGTTGAAATAAAAACTGGCAAATTCTTCTTTAGTAGGTAAAGGATAAATTCTCACAAGCGAGATAAAGTCAATCACACTAGGAGCAAGGTAAATAGCCTTTAACTTACTCAAAGGCAGTTTTAAACTTGCTAGTATCTCTGGAAGAGGTTTGCTTACCGGACTTAAGTTAGGTGCTATAAACAGAGCAGATGAGATGTAAGACTCTTCTAAAATGTTTGACCAAAACCCACCAGTCTTCCCACCTTTCAACACATGTACAACCTCTCCTATCTTACCAACACCTCTAAACATGTAGTCTTTAGATACATACTTACGGTGCATTCTGCTGCTAACTTCTTCTGGATTGTAGATCCACTCTAAGCTTTCAACTATCATCAAAAGCATCTTAGCTTTAGTCATTCATCATTCTCCCACTCTAACCTTTCACCGCAGTAAGGACAGAACTCAGGAACTTGCTTGTAAAAGAAAACACCATACTCTCTATCCGAATCATAGGAAATTCCTAATATCTCAAGTGCGTCAAATATATCAGGATCGTCTTCCGATGTGCGTGTAAGCAGCTTTACTACAAATTCCATCTCACAATAAGGACAAGTAATCACGGTTTCTTCTATACCAGTAATCGTGTCCACAACTTCTCTTGAGTACATCGCTAACCAACCTCCAGTTATTGATACTCTCCCCAGAACATTTCTTTAAGTTCACTGCTCATTGACTCTTCGTAGGTTCTGACAAACAACATCTTATAGTTATCAGCTCTTTCTCTCACTACACAACTGCTCCCACACACTGCGTCAGCAATGTCTTTACTTCCCTTCTCACCATCACTAAACTTATCAGGATGATCTACCTTCTTACCATCAGGACTAAGTTCAAGCCCAAGTAACTCCTTCTTCAAAATCTCATTCCTTGGCATAACCTGTAAACCTTCATATATCGCTGATCTGAACTGCAGATAAGGCAGACTTGTTCTGTCCACTGAGTAAAGATCAGCGGTAAAACCTGCTTTCTTTACCCATTGTAACATGTCAGCACTCTGGAACCCGTCGCAGGTAACAGTATCAATCGGATAGCCAAGCATAGAGAGCCAGTTGAGGAACTGCCTTATCTTGTAAAGTGGGATTTGCTGCCCCGGCTTAGCTTTGATACCCAAACACCACTCAGTCACTACTATGGGCACTACCTCAACTGACTCCTCAAAGGTATGAGGATCTCTTACCACCCTCTCCTTAAACCCTGAAACAAAACTTGCTGCAATACCAAGTCTGTCTCCACTTAAACCTATGTCAATGTGTATGCAGCGCGGTATGTTCTTTTCCAGTGGATTACGGAAGTAGTCTGGGTAAAGCAAGTAGTTCTGAATCTGATCCTCTTCATCATCAAAATCAAGGCTTATCTCATCAGGAAAGATATTAGTTACCGATAGAGCTTCTACTACTTTGTGCCTAAGCCTAAACAGCTTGTAAGAGGAGCTGGTAGAATAGCCGGCAAGATCTCTCAATGCAGCGTGAATATCAGTTGTGAAATCATCCCAATGTTCAATCGGCACATCGATGATCCTATCTGGTTCAAGCTCAATCAACTTCTGATTCTGCTCTGTAATAACTTCAGGAGGTCTTGTCTCACTCCCTACAAATACTTTAAAAAACCTACCACTGTAACGCTCAGGTATGACTTCCCAAAGTGCAGCTTTTATCTCACAAACACCTCTCTTCTTCCTATATTGATCAGCCAACTTGTTTAATGCTGCACCTTTCTCACTTTCAGAACTCACAATCCAAATACGCCCTGGTATAACCCCTCCAGCTTGCATGAATCTGGACTGAATTCTTCTAAGCAGTGAAGTAAAAGTCTCTTGAACCTGTCCTTTCAACACCTCAAAATTCGCCTCATCTATGATAGCACCAATTACATCCTTACCTAAAGTATGTCCTATTCTTGAACCTACAAATATGTCAATCCTTTTTGGAAATAAAGATTCTTTATTGATTCTTGGCATTTTAGCCATTTGGGATGTAAACCAAGGTGAAGTACCAAACATTCTTGATAACTTATCCCAAACAACATCAGTAGCTAAGCCAAGCGTCATGTTCATTATAGCAAAAACAATTTTTGTCGACTCAATAACACCCAACGCCTTTTGAGGACTTCTCATGCAAAGAAGTCTATAAATGTCATAGGCAATACCTGTACATGCCAAGGTAGTTTTACCAAGCCCAATTGCTCCTCTTAAGATCACAAGCCAGTAAGGGCTGTGATAAGGTGTAGGATAGATTTCTTTTAGTCTTTCAAGCCAGAACTTCCTGAACCCACCCTCAAAATAGTTACCAAGAAAGTCAGGGTGAGTAACAAAAGTTTCTATATCTACTGGTTTTTCTTCGTAGTCATCAAGCTCAAAAAGAAGCTCTTCAAGCTCTTCAGGTGAAAGATTCTCTAAAAGCTCCTTTACCTGCTTCCAATCAAGATCAACACCGTTGAGCATCATCATCATCTAACTACTGGATAGTCTCTTCTTTAAAAGAACTTCAGCTACAAGCTGTTTGAACTGCTGTAGCTTTTGCTGATTTGTTTCTTCTTGTTTACCACCCTCTTCAGCTTTGCTTCTCTCCTTCTCAAGCTGATCCACAAACGCAAGCACATCCTTAGTGCCAAGTGACATAGAGTGTAAATGTTGTAGAAAAGAAAGAATCGTTTCCTGCGACTTTCTTGCCTCTCTATATAAGGTAAGTTTTTCCTTTAGGTCTAAAGTTTCTAGTACTTCAGGATCAAATAACTGTCTCTCCAAAGTCGTAAGCGCTGAGGAAAGCTTTTGTAACCTGTTACACTCCGCTGAGGCTTGGGTAAAGAGAGTAGCCTCAAGCGCCATCACACCACTGGTAAGAGCATTGATGAGGTCTTGGGTAGTTGGTGCCTTTCTTGGCTTAGCTTCAACTACTTCAACCTCAGCTGCTTTGGTTGTCGGCAGTTGTTTCTTTGCTTTCTTCCTGCGCCTGAGTCTTTTTGCCATGAACTACCCCATAGTGACAGTGATTACTTTGCATTTTCACTAAGAAAAGCGGAAGTGAAGTGATGGTTTGAAAAGAGCGGAATAGTTGATGGTAAAATGGGGTAGATGATTTGATGATGCTGATAATCTCAAAAAGATAAAGGATACTATCTATCCTTTTACCCTCTTCAAGCACCTTTTGTGATAGTTAAAGTCATTGTAGAAAGGATAAAAATGATCTACTAAACTGCCTTTCCTTAAAGGTTTCCCACACACCACACACTCTGGCATACCAAAAAGTTCAATCTCTTTCCTATACTGATTCAGCCACTTATCATCTACTATAACATACTGAGGAGTTACATACACACGACACATAACTTACTCCTTTTTGTAATTGTTTGCACCCAAAGTCTCTCTCAATTCCTTCTCAAGCTCTTGCTTAGCATACTGAATCAACAGCTTACCTGTATCATCACCTTCAGTTAGAAGTGCATGTACTGTTTTGCTATTAGCTACTTTCGGTAAGATATAGATAAGAGCAAACTGCTTAGTAGATGGTAAGAATATGTATAGTACAAAGAATAGTACTGAAAAGAGAACTGCTAGTTTGAACCTCAACTTTCTTGCCAGATCAAGAAACTCCTCCCAATGATCAGCTGTTCCAGAGGCTAACAAGAGCACTGCAAGGGCATAAAGAAAGCAAAAGCACGCTGCGAAGCCGAACAGCAAATTCAAATTATCCAGCTTCAGCCAAAGGTACACTTGCCAAGAAGTTAAGTGCATAGCTTATCCCTCCTTTTACCAACAAAGTAATGATATTATACTTAATACTAATCTTATCCTACTTTGTAAGACAGTATATCTTGAATCCTGTCAAAACATTTTAATCTTTTTCTACGAAATCGTTTAGCTCGAATAAACTTTTGCGACTTATTTTTAAACATATAAAGATTTCTTAAATAACTATCTTCTTTAGGCAAAACAAAACTGTTTTGCAGTTCATCTTTACCAATCTTCCTCTCTACAAAGAAATTTTCTTCATCAACACTTTCAGCATAGAAAACCCTACTATGTTTTGAAAGAAGTAACTTTCTTAAAGAAATTCTGTTTTGTATGTATCGTAAAATAAGTTTAGAATTATAAATAACTACCCACTCTGTAACTATGAGGTGCATTATATGACTGTCATAAAAATACAACAAAACCTCGCCAGTAGAATTCACAAACATTAAAGGTTCTTCATAGAAAATGATAGGTTCGAACTTGTCTCTAAACTCTTTATCCTTTATTATAAAGGTTAACTTTTGCTCAAACATTGTTTTCCCTCTTGTTTACTAAAGAGTAAATCTCTTCTATCTTATCCCAAGTTATCTTTACCTCGCCAAAACTATCTGAATACTTCTTATAAACAACCAACCACTCTTTACCATCCTTAACCTCAATAGCACCTACAAATGCGTTATCCGACAAACTTTCACCTATGTGCTTATAAGCTACCCTGCAGTCTCTTTCTGGATCATTTCCGTATACACGCAATAAACCTGCTTGCCTTACTTGCCTTTCAGTGACCCTTTCGCTTGCGTCTATCAAACCTGCTGAGCTCATTGCATATTCAATATCATCCCAGTCTCCAATGTGCTCTACTTTTTCTTTAACTCTTTGCCATTCTTTCATAACTTACCCCCCTACCCATTCTTCCTTCTCATTGTCCCAAACCTTACCATACTTCTTATACATTACTATAGCAAGCCAAAGTTGTTCGAAGGAGTCAAAAGAGTACCAATAATCTGGATTTTCGTTCATCATCAAAGCAATAGAGAGAAGTTCAGCTATACCAAGCTTCGGATTCACAACCATAGCCTGTAGTTGATCTTGCTTCGGAAGCCAAACCTCACTTCTATTAGGACGCAAGCGAAGCTTCAATGCATTTTCGTGACTTGTGATAATCCTACAAGCCGCTTCATCCATTATGTAATTAGCTCCAAGCCAAATAAAGTCACCTACCATAGGAATCCATCTCTCTTGAATCTCCTTAGCCTTTTTGCTCATTTTGATATAGGTTTTTGTAAGATCCATCTCTATCTGCCCTCAACAAGCCCCATTAGGATAACCTAACAGACCCAGAATAATACGGATTAGGTTCTCTTTGTCATACTTACTAAGCCACTGCTCTAAGCTTTCCTTTTTCAGGTGTATAATGTCTGTTGCTTTAAACTTTTGTTCACTTGGCCAGTAAGCCCAGACATAATAGCCTGTTTCTGTTTGAGACAATTCCTTGGCTCTTTGCTCATCGACTTCAAGTCTCTTTCCTCCTAAACATCAACATCAATCCACCCACAATTGGGACAATACTCTCCGTTAGGCAACTCTTCCATCGGAGAACCGCACCTCGGGCATCTTGGCACAATCTCTTCTGAATAACAATTAACATCATCTACCTTCTCTTTTCTGCCAGTCCATAGCAAAGCCCTACAAACCGGACACTTCCACCCTTCCCAATCGACCACAGGAATCTTGTTACCACAAGGGGCTTCATAATAGTCAACAATCTCAAAAACCTCGCCTCCCTTTACCTCGCCGAGCATAACCCATGTCTCGTGGCAGTTCATCTGGCAACCTAAAAAGGATTCACAACTCTTTCTTAGTCTGGACAAGCGTTCTTTAAAATCAGGACTGATAACTGCTACTTCCTTTACCTTGTTCTTGCTCTTTTCTGATCCATAAACATCCTCGTCATCCTCTTCCATACGATCAATTAAGCTGACACACAGATCATAACCAAGCGCATCTGCCACTGCAATAAGATCTCTTATAGTTACATCGTGTCCGCAGGAGAAGATTGTAGAGAGCTTCGACTCTGAAATGTCTGTAAGCTTTGCCAGCTTTGGATAGTCAAGCTTGAGCTCAATCATTCGGTTATACAACTGAGCAGTAAGCTCAAGAAGCAAACGATGCGTCTTGTAGGATGTGCCTTTCCTTGCTTCTGCAAACAGATCCGATAAACCAATAGTTGGGCTTAAAACATCTTTATATTTACCTCTCAGTGATCTTATCTTAGCTTCTTTCTCTTCCATCAAAGAACCTCCTTCAAAACAATTCCTTTAACAACCTCGTTCCAAGCTTCCGAACCATAATCATACTGCAATAGCTGGGTATGTTGTTCATCCAATGGATACTCCACGACAATGTACTTCAATTCTCCTCCCCTATCAAACTCCATAAAACGAATTGGCACAAGCTTAGCTGGACGATTAATCAACTTAATCTCTGCTCTGCCTACAAACCTTGTCATTACCCACCTTCATTACAAATTATAACCTTTGCACCTTAGAGATGAAACTACTTCCAGTACTCCAAATAAATATAGCTTTCCTCCTTACCTGTAAGTGAAAGTCTCGACTTTACTTAGCAAACCTTTCAGATCTGACAATTCTTGTTCCTTCTCCTGAATCAAAGACTTGACCGCTTCCACTAAGTAACCTACCTGTTCCTCAGCCACAATAAAACCTGTATCAAGATAACGAGCAAGTAACAAATAGCTTTTACTTACGCTCGCAAACTGTCCTGCAATAGGATGAACTACTTCCACCAACTTATAAAAGACTCGATTCACTCCCAGTTGTTTTACCTACATCATGTACACCTACAACTGCAATTCTCATAGGCTTGCCTCCTAAAAACTAAACTTCAAACATAAAAACCTTCTTTCCAAGTCTTTTTGCTTTGTTTACTGTATCCCAAGTGCCTCGTGACTCCTTGGTAGGAAAAGCTAAAACAATGTCCGCTACCTCTGCTATATAAGTATTTCTTATCATTCCAGCTTTCTTACCGTATTTGAACCAGTTTGCTGGAAATACGAGTACGGGACACTTGAGAACCTCTTTTGCGATATACTCAGCACAAGAATCTACACCTCTCGCTCCTCCTGTAACAATCAGAACCTGTTTAGAATCTACCTGTAACTCGGGTAAAACTGTTTCTGTGAGTACTTTGTAAATATAGCGACAATCATTGAACAGTCTTGAACCGACGATGGCTATTTTAAACCAACGATCCAAACTACCCATTTTCAATCTCCTCTTTTTTCATTGTAGAAGCAAGCTTAAGTCTCCTAACAGCTTCTTGCAGATCAGCCAAAGTCACCTTAGCACTAAAAGGAGTCGACTTAGAGATAATTGCATAAGTCCCATCAAAAGTTGGTTGTATAATCAGATCTCCGATCTTCAAAGGTGCAACTGAACGAAACACCTTAGCCTGGCCAAAACCATGACCGTAATAAGTAACCTTTAGCTCGTAGAACTCGAACTTTTGCTGAAGCTCTACCTTATAGATCCAGCCCGCATAACCGATAAAGTGTCTGTTTGCGAATTTATTGAACTCTTCTATGGTTACCAAAGCACCATGCTCATCGATATGTTCAGCAAAAGACATATTACCATACACACCTCTACTAAAAATATCCTGAGCACAGGGATCGCTAAGACTAAAAGGAAAGACCTTGTAATGCTCCTTGCCGACCTTCCTGACTCCGAGAAACTTCTTATGCTCACCCCAACAGTTCCAATACAAATGAACCAGGTCCTCTCTACAATCTTCACAAATACCTTCCTCGTCCAAAGGAGTACCCCACCTCTCGCACAGCTTACAAAAAGGTGGACTGTCTATTACATGAGGCTCATTCTTGGCAAGCTTCTCTTGATCGGCTAAGGTGTAAAGATAATCTTCGTACTCTCTTAATCTCCTGACAGCAATATCGGTATAATCACCAACAAGCCAGCCCAAACAGTTCCGCGCAACAACCTTTTTAGCCTCTCTACTGTTCCTTGCAAATACCAAAACAGCTCCTTCAGACGATCCAAGCTCTCTACTGTAAGCTGAATAAGGGAGTAACTTGTCATTTGGTTTTCTCGGCATCTTCTGCCTCCTTCTCTTCCTGGGTTTCCTGATCTTCGCTGTCCAAACCTTGTCCCATCTTTATCTCAATTGCAGGACCAAAGGTACTACTCTGCATTTTGAAGAGCTCAGTGAGATTCAGCAAGGCTTTTGCTACAAGAGTTACCGCTTCAACAGCTTCTTTCTCCCAAAATACTCCTTGCTTAAATGTACAGTTACTAACAACAACCTCTTTAGGCACATCTAACTGAATACAAGATTTCTTTTCACTCATGGCTCCCTCCTCAGATTTACACTCAACTACCTTTTCTTCACCACTACCATCTTGTAACGCTGCGCTAGCATGTCTTCCTCTTAATCCTGATACCCATCATCTTCGTCTATAATGATAGATGTTTTCTTTTCCTGCTGAAGCTTCTCAATAAAGCGCATTCTTCTGAGTTTAACCTTCCTTGCAAAATCCTCATCAAGCTCCTTATACATTTCCAGCAGGATGTAAAGGTCTGCTAACTCTTTCAACCAAGCATCTTCTTTAAAAGCACAGGAATCCTTTGCAAGGGCTGCTTCCTCCTTAACATAAAGTTCCCTAATGTGGTAAAGAATTGCTAGCCTTCTAAGGTACTCATTTCTATACTTCTCTTTTACTTCTTTCCACAACTCACCAATACATCCAGTAAAACCCATTACCATACCTCCTCAAAACCTTTCGTATACTTCTTTGACTTTCAACAAATTGATTCTAAATTTACCATCAAGTAGAGAAGCAAACAATTTTTCAGGAAACAAATAACTATCCTTAACACCTATCGTATAAATTATGACATCGTCCGTTTTCAAGGATATACCCTTCGGCAACCTAGTATAAATATACGAAGGAAACTCGCTCATAACACAAAAATAGAAACGCTTTGATTGTTCCAAATAATCAGGCAATGTTATAAACTTTACTTTTCTCTTGTACTTTGATAACCATTCTTTCATTGCGTCCAGAGTCAACGGCGCTAGCAGTAGATTGTACCCATGGTTAAGATCAAACATCGTTGAAGGCGGTTGTTGGTTATAGAAGAAGTAAACCATTACCTACCCTCCGTATTTTTCAACTTGAATCAACTTCTGACTAATTAATTCCTCCACAAGCTTATCGTGAGGATAATCTTGCTCATAAATAACTTTGGTAATTCCTGCATTTATCAACTGCTTCATACACCAATAACAAGGTTTATGTGTACAATAAACCCAAGCACCTATCAAACTAACCCCGCGCCTCGCTGCTTGGCATAGCAAATTTGCCTCAGCATGAACGGCTCTGCAAAGCTCAAATCGCTCACCTGAAGGAATATCTCTCCTAAGACAGCCAAGCTCAGAGCAATGCTTTGATCCTGATGCTGCACCATTGTAACCAGTAGCAAGTATCTGTTTTGATTGAGGATCAATAGCTACCGCACCTACCTTGCGTTTTAAACATGTGCTCCTGCGTGCTACTAACTTTGCAATCTCCATAAAGTACTCATGCCAAGAAGGACGAGAATTAATTTCAAAACTCTCATTAAAAGGAATTTCCTTCCTAACCTCCAGACTTCCATTCGAATACTCCACAGCCCTAATCAATTCATCATTTACATCCTCTCTAATTAGATCCCTTCCCGCTTTTACTGTTTCCATCGACTTACCCCCATCATCCTTTTTTATACCAAATCTTACCTTCGCACCACAATGCGGGCAAGCAAACACTAAGCACCGCTCATCAGAAGTAGTTTCAAACTCTAAAATCAGCGAATCCCCTTCCTTAATCATCCACTGCAATAAAGGGTTTTGCTTGCCACAATTTGGACATACAAAATACCCTTTCCACATACTCATTTATACACCTCCTCTATCTACCCAAATAGCAAGAGGAACCGTAATCAACTAAACGCTTTAACCCAAGAATAGGGTTGCTCTTTGCTCTAATACATATATCATAACAACTATCCTCCAGTGTAGAAGCCATAGTATTATCATTAGTCAACTTGTACACAAAAGAAGCAAAGTTCGTTGTTACATCCTTACAAGAGGTATACTCATCACTCTTCCAAAAACAATAACTCAGCAAAGCATAACCATACGAACAATTAGTAACTCTTGACTCTGTAATTGAAAATACCTGATCTGCCTTACTCAAACCAACACAAAATACAAACAGAAATAACACTAAAAGCAGAGCTCTTTTAAACATCTTGCACCTCCTGCTTTTTATATTTATAATGAGGGCACCCTATACACTGCATACTATTTGTAATTGATCCATCTATTAATCTCCAGCATCCTATTCTATAATCAAGTGCTTCCTTGTAATCGCACCAAGGTGGTCTCTGATACTCAGCACAGTTCTCAAACCGCTTATCTTTTACCAAATGCCAATATTTCTCTTTCATCATCAACCCCCTGCCTCAATGCAAAACTATACCTCGCATAAGTAGCTAAAACCTTATCAGCATAGTACCTACCTACCTTGCAATCTGGATTATTCTCTCCACAATAATAGAGTTGTAATGCTTTGACAGGATCTTTAACCTTGTTTAAATAATAAGAAAAAACAAAGTTGACAGCTTGCACACAAAGTTTAGGATCAAACATATCACGATACGAGTTGATTCCAACACTTCTGAGTCTCTCCTTCCAAAACTTCCACTTTATCTGCCCGCACCCAACCGCCCCACTTCTACTTCTTGCAAATATGTCAAAATGTGATTCCTCAGTAATGATAGAAAGAACCAATAGACTATGATTAACCTTTAGACACTGGTCAACTATAGAAAACACCAAACTTTTCGGTACATAAGATTTAGAATAACTCAAGGCTTTCTTATAAAGAATTTGTTTAATTCTTTGCTGTTTGTTTTTGCACGCCTTACTTACTGATTTCTTACTCACCACTTTTACACCGTGATGTTTATCCACACCTCTCAGGAAAAACAACGAGCCAAAAGCTGTAAATACTATGAATGAAGGAACGAGAATGTTTAAACATATTCTTCGCATTCTTACCCCTCACCCTTGAACTTTTTCAAAGAGCTAAGAAAATGATTTACCTGATTCACATCTAAATGATCTGCCACTGCTATCCCAGTAACTGCTGATAAATACTTTTCCTCAAAATGCTTAGGTGCAGGACAAAACGCAAAGTCACAGTTCAACCTAAGCCACTTTGTCTCCAAAGGGACTAAACCCGATGATATTCTCCCATCAGACATAGCTTGTAACTGTAAAACTAAACAAGGGTTTTCTAATCTCTTCTCTGTATCTAACCCACCATCCTTACCTATAAACATTCCAAAACTTGTAAAAACCAATACTATCATAACAGCTCCTCCACTTCATAAAGTTCTTCATTTGTAAACCGTTCAAACTCTTCCTTTGCAGAAGGTGATAAAGAGGCAACTGAAAGACTACTTGGTTGCACATAGATAGGATATATTTGAACCTTACCTTTTCTTTCTTCCTCCGGAAAAGTTACGCAATGATACCAAGCGAACAACAAAAAGCCATCAACTGTACCACGATAAATACCTTGATAAAAAGTAAAGCCATCTATCAAAAGTTGATATCCTCTGTCTACCTTCAATATTTTCTCCCACTCAACCATCCCTTCCTCCTCGATCTATTTTTCCTTCACTTTATATTTTAACCTCTGTACCTGAGAGATGAAACAAAATTCTCTATCTCGCCTCTCAACGAAGCGCCGCATTCATTACATTTCAAATCACCAGCCTCATAATCAGGAATAGAAAATACGCCAGGACAATCAGCCCAAGTATGGGTAATGAAATTGCTTTGCTCATAGACAGGGCAATTCTTTCTGGATTTCACTCTGTCATCCTCTCCTACCCCTCTTACATAGTAAGTATAAAGAGCAAAAGCACACCAAGCCACTGAGACAAGATGATGTTGCCCGTCCTCTGGATCATACTCCTCACCCTGCCACCACTTCCAAGCATGTCTCATCATAGCAGCAAATACCTTTCCCCATCTCATTCCCTTTTCCCAGTTCCTGTCTCCGTACTTCTCAGCACCTTTGGTATAAAGTCTGGCAAGTTCCCAGAGAGGTTCTGGAGGAATGAGGTCAAAGCGGGCTTTACCTTCATCATGCTTAACCCCAGCAAAGCTCTTTATACACACATCTGATCTATCAACAATGTCTTTCAACACCTTCTTTACTCCCTCATCTAGTTCCTCTGCTAGCACTTCAGGTGATTCAAAAAACATTTCATGCCAAGTATGACTATGATTATCCTCTTCAATCCAATACAAGCGATTCCCCAGGCATGCAGCTATAGTCACTTCTTTACCACAAAACCTTTGCATCTCAGAAGTAAGATACGGAATCGAAAAACCAAAAAACAATTTGTTATCACCAAGCACATCCTTAGCATTTTTACTGAGCTCTTCAAAAGTCTTTACTTTTACCTTATCTCCCACCTTTAACATATCAAACCCTCCTATGGCAAATCAGACTTCTTGATCTTAAAAACTTCCCAAACCTCATAGGACGAATACAAATCAATTGCATCTACAAAGTGCTCATCCACATCCATGACAATAAAGCCTTTACCGTGGCATACATCACACTTAGGCTCAATGTAACCATTCCCATTGCAATTATAACAAATCACCTCTTGTCCGTTCTCTTCTAACTTTCCTGTACCTTCACACAACATACACACAGTCTGGTAAGAACCTTTACCATTGCAGTACGGACACCTGTAACTAATAAGAGGCATAAGCTCACCTCCTCTATAATACTGGACAGCATTTCTTGATGCAAAGATCGACTATCTGAGCGAATCTTCGTATTTCCCACTGAGCCCGCTGATGATTGCGTTTTTCTACAAAGTCTTGCCAAACAAAGAGCGGACCTGAAGCCATGATAGTAGTAGCTGTACCAGTAGGAGCTATAAAGCGAGCGTCTTCTTTGGGAGTACCCAGTTCAACCAAAGTATGATATGTCCTAATAGAGAGCCATACAGCTTCGTCAAAGCTATAGTGAAGGTCTTCAGCCAAACAAGGCTTAACAACTCTATCTACTTTCGTATAACGATGGCTCCTCTGACTAAAGTTCAACCAAGTATGACGAACAAGTTGATGGCTAAATACTCGAGATGCTCCATGTATTATAAAACTAAACCAACCCCAAGGAAAAGAATCAATGTAGAAACAAAGCACACAAGATTTCTCTAAATCTTCACCATAGCCATAATCACTAAGTTCAACTACTGTAGGCTCATCATCAAACTCCCAAGAAACCCACAAACTAATATCTACACCCTGAGCTAAATCAGAAACATGTCTCAAATAAAGCTCGAATGCTTCTGCTGATAAACTGTTAAACTTGCATGCCTCGGCTAAATGCCTAAAGTTACCACAGTAGTATCTATCTGCCCCTTTATCTACAAACCACAACTTAAACAAAATCAAAGGCTTTCTTTCTGCTGGTTCTACAAAAAAGAATGGGGAATGAGCGAAGACTGAGAAATGTTTAGCTTGGTAAAGACGAGTGAGAAACTTTACTCGGTCTTCCAAAGAATTTACACGGGGATCTTTACGAAGAAGTTTGATAGGATGATCTGCTGAATAACAAATACGAGCACCTAAAGCTGAAAGTAACAAACTATCAGGAGCTGAATAAACCATTCTTGTTTGAAATAGCTTGTCAAAAGCGGGGCGAGAGTGGTTTAAAAACTGACGAAGAGTAATCATACCTAGTCCCTCCTAATTTACTTTGACAACTGTTTTTTAAAAGAATCTAACCTTACGGTCTTCCTCTCCTTGAACTCCTGCTGCTTGCCTTTGTTCCAGTTCTGCACTGGTCTAAAATAACCTACTACCCTAGAGTAAACTTCGCAGGGTACTACAACAACCTTCTTACTCATCACTACACCTCCTTTCAGTTGTATTTAAAATTTTATCATACTCAATAAATACCTGCTTAGCTGCATTCTCTCCACCGGTCAGGTAATCTTCAAATGCATGTAAAATGACAATCAATGGATAGTTGTAAAGCAAATCTTTAAACTTGATAAGAAACTCGGCGTAAGTAGGTATCATGTGATTTTCCTCCTTACCACTTATCAGCAACTTTCAAAAACAACCCAATAGCAATCATAAACAAAACTACCAAAAGGATAATCTAGACTCCATCATTCGAAGCCGCACAATTAGACGCTTTACTTGCATGCCTTGAGTAAATTGCTAAACCTACAGGGTTGGCAGGATTCAACGGATGAGACAGATTAGTAATATCAACAGGATTCATCCAATTCATAACCATTCCCTCCCAAACAGAGAACATTTAACTGAAAGAAAAGCATCAATATAACAATTTGCAATTAGTTCGCCAACTTTGCTTTTGTTCTGCTGTGCATCGTTCAAACGCTTTCTCCACTTTTCCACTGCCCAATCTAAATACCTTTTAACATTCTCTTCGTCAAACTTAACAAGTAACTCACCATTGTCCTTTGTTATAGTTTCAAAAGGAAAGTCGCTCATAGACTACCCCCAATTTAAAGAATACTGCGATAAATTACTTCGCGCTTCGACTTCTTAGCCTTGTCCATAACTTCTTCAATCTTGCGCTTAAGACTTAACTTATTCGCTGCCCAACCCAAAGGATCGGGAGCTTCGCCCTCACTAACTTCTTCAAATTCTGGAGGCTTGATGTTCGGATCAGGAGGTTGAACTACTGATTCTCCTTCATCAACTCTTCGTTCACCTATACGAGAGCAAAAAGGGCAAAAACTCATCCACGGTGCCAAAGCAATCCCGCACTTAGGACAAATCCAACCTTTAGACTCTTTACTCATAACAAACCCCCTTCTTATAATCTTAACCCTACCAATCCTTAGTTCCTCCTCGTTATTACCTTCACACTAAATACTTTACTAAGCAACCAATATACTGGATACACCGATAAACAAAACAGAAAAGCCGCAGGTACAGCAACCCAACAAAAAGAAACTAAGGCTACAATGAACAAAGAGATTACAATCTCACCTAAAGTTAGATATCCTTTCAAACGAAGCTCTTCCTTCCAAAAAGAGAAAAAGAAGACAAGCAAAATCAAGAAAGTTATAACACCACCTACACACCAAACAATTTTCCACCAAGGCATTCTCACCTCCTTACTTTACCTTAACCTTTTTCAACCCTTCAACCACTATTCTTGTTATAGCCGCTTTCACCTCCTTGAACTGCTTTCCTTCACATTATATTATAACCGGAGAAACTTAGAGATGAAAACAAACTACATATTTACTTTATAAGTATTAGGACTTGTCCTGCTCAAAAACTTATCCCCAACCTCAATCTCTATACCATACTTCTTAAGCTCTTCCTCTGTGTGTGGATAAGGACAAAACTCATGCTTGCCTGGTATGTAACCATGAACAGGACAAATAGAGAAGGTTGGGGTGATACTAAAGTAAGGTAAACGGAAGTTTTGAGTAATCGTCTTAACCATTTCCTTTACAAGCTCAGCACTGTAGATCTCTTCTCCTATATAGAGATGGATGACGGTTCCTCCGGTAAAGAGCACCTGAAGATCATCCTGATGTGTCAATATTTCAAAAACATCGTCAGAGTAGTCTACCGGTAAATGACAAGAATTTGTATAGTAAGGTACAGCATCTGTACCAGATGTTTTAATGTTAGGAAATTTTTTCTTATCCACTTTAGCAAGTCTGTAACTTGCACCTTCTGCAGGAGTAGCTTCAAGATTGTAAAGATTATCGGTTTCCTCTTGAAACTTCAAAATTTTTTCTCTCATAAACTTAAGCACTTTTATAGCAAACTGCTTAGCATCAGGATCATAGATAGGTAGACCGAGAAAGTTAAGGCACATCTCATGCATACCTACCAAACCTATAGTAGAAAAATGGTTTGTCCAATACTTACCAGTTGCTTGTTTTACTGACTCAAGATAAACCTTGGAGTATGGATATAAACCTCTTTCGGTAAGCTCCTCGACTACTTTACGCTTAATCTCCAAAGAAGTCTTAGCAAGCTCCATTGCTTCGGTAAGCCTTTCAAAGAATTCATCTTCAGAAGATGATAAGTAGGCTATACGAGGGAGATTAATAGTAACAACACCTATTGAACCAGTCAAAGGGTTAGACGCAAACAATCCACCGCCTCTCTTCTGAAGCGTTTTGTTCCTTTTCTGTATCTCTCTCTTATCAAGTCTCAACCTGCAGCACATACTCATAGCATCCGCTGGATCCATATCAGAATTCACATAATTAGCAAAGTAAGGAATGCCGTACTTTCTCGTCATTTCCCAAAGAGGTGTGTACTCAGAATTGTCCCAATCAAAGTCCTTCGTAATGTTATAGGTCGGGATTGGAAAGGTGAAGATCCTGCCCTTCGCATCACCTTCCATCATAAGCTCACAAAAGGCACGATTTATCATTATCACTTCCTCACAAAACTCAGCATAAGTCTCATCCTTAGCCTGCCCTCCTACAATAACAGCCATATTAGCATAAATAGAGGAAGGTTTAAGATCAAATGTGAGATTCGTGAAAGGTGTCTGGAACCCGACTCTCGTAGGTACATTCATGTTGAAAAGAAATTCTTGCAGTGCTTGCTTTACTTCAGGATAAGTCAATTTATCATAGCGAATGAAAGGAGCAAGTAAAGTGTCAAAATTAGAAAATGCTTGAGCCCCCGCTGCTTCTCCTTGAAGACTGAAAAAGAAATTAACTACCTGACCCAAAGCACTTCTAAAATGCTTAGCTGGTTTACTTTCTATCTTTCCTCTAACACCGCCAAAACCCCTAAGAAGCAGATCATACAAATCCCAACCCACACAATAAGCTGATAAACAGCCCAAATCATGTATGTGAAAATCACCATTCTGATGACCCTCCGCCACCTCCTTTGGATATATCTTGGTAAGCCAATAGCGAGCTACAATAGAAGAAGATACATGAAAGTTAAGTCCTTGTAGTGAATAAGTCATATTTGAGTTTTCTCTTACTCTCCAATCTTCCTCTTCCAAATAATCATCTATAAGATTTATTCCGTCCACTAAAGCTTCACTAATCTCTCTTGCCTGTCTTCTCTTTTCACGGTAAAGTATGTAAGCCTTGGCAACCTCGGGAAATCCTTTCTCCATCAAGGTTGTCTCAACTATGTCCTGAATCCGTTCCACATGAGGAATTGAGCCATACTTAAAAAACTCGGAATAAAGCTTAGTAAAAACTGTGTCAGCTACGGACTTTACTTCATGTTCCTGCTGAGGAGATAAGTAAGAATTGAGATTTACTGAGTTAAAAGCCTTTTTAACGGCGTGGTAGATTCTCCAGTAATCGAAAGAGACAATGCTTCCGTTCCTCTTTTTTACTTGGAATTCGGCTGCTACTTTTTCCATACTTCTTGCCCTCCTCCGTTATAGTGAACTTGTATTTCACTTTGATTTTTCTGTCCTGCATAGGTATAGGATAGTCACACTCAACTTGATAAGTTCCTTGTTCAAACTTGACCTGATCGCAAGCTTCTGCAAAACACATCTCTAAGTAGTCTTGTAACTCTTTCCTTGTAGGAAAGGTTCTAGTAATAAGTGGATGGTACTCGACAATCTTCACTTTACCATCATACAAAGTACAATAAACCTTGAGATTAAACATTACACTCTCCTACATAAGATATTGCAAATCGGCTGTGGAAAGTTTTCTCAAGTCAAGAGCTAAAGCAATCTCTGCTGGATCTAACTCCACCTGTAGAAAGTTGTCTAACATTTCTAAAAACACTGATTCCCAGGCTCCACCAAACACTTGCTCCAACAACCACTCTGCAGGCAACTTACAAAGCTTCTCACCAAGCTTAAACTCCTCCCTATCCTGCCATTCTTTGAATACCCCGTGGATACCTTTCTCCTGTATCACCTTTTTAAACTTCTTCTCACCCACACCTTTAATCCCCACCCACTCATCTGAAGGATCACCTACTACAGCTTTATACACCCAAAGGTATTCAGGCTTTACCCAAAACCTTGTCATAACTCTTTGAGCATCCCACTCCTTATCATCTCTAGGCGCAATAACCCTTACCCCTTTATACTGAAGCAACTGAAGCAAATCCATATCACCACTGTAGACAACAACCGGCGTATCAGGATCAGTTACTACACACAAAGCCGCTATGGAATCATCTGCTTCCAGTTCGTCAATCCTGATAAAAAGCTTCTGCCCTGTCTGCGTCTCTTTAAGCATTTTCTTAAAAATCTTCACTGCTTCAAAATATCTTAGATTTACATCGTCCTTCCTTTCCTTTGCCTTTCTCCTTTCCTCGGATCTTTTCTTTTTGTACTGCTCACACAAAACCCTTCTATTTTTAGCTCCTTTCTTACCATCCCATACAACTAATGTATACACCGCTCTACCATTCCCAATCTTCTTCACCAGCTTTATAAGTTTGGTAAGGAAAGCATGCCTCCATACACCGCAAACCAAGCCCATATCATCTGATTCCTTAATCGACTTAGGCAAAGCATGCCATACCGTCCAACCTACACTGTTGCCATCAACTAAAAGGATCATTTATCACCTCCTCATTACTACCGCAATCATGCTTTCTTGATTTGATCCTACTCATTCATCTCTACTAAATCAGGCTTTTCCCTAAGATATATCTCTATGTAAGCCGGTGTAGCATTAGGCTGCGCTTTAATCAACTCCTGCTTACTAGGAAACAAAACACTTGATACCTGCACAAACTTTTTCCCTGTCAAAATACCGTCTCTCAACTCCACCACATCAACCCAACCTGTTAAATCTGGTTTGTTCTTCTTTACCATAACTAACCCTCCCTATTTTATTATAGCAAACCTAGCTTAGAGATGAAACTACTTCTTTGTCTTATCGTGTATCAACTTCCGCATATTGATCACTGAATCCTGAACTGTCTGAAGCATAGAGGAAAGCTCTTTGTAAACCTCAACCAATTTTCTGATGTCCCTCTCGGACTCAGTTGCTTTCTCTATCTCTTCAAGCACCTGCTGAGTAGTCTTATGCAAAGAAGTAATAACAGCCAAAAGCATACCTATCACTGTAAGGTTTTGTTCCGAACCCGTTTCACGAAAATTAACTGAAAGAAACTTACTAAGCGATTTAATGTATTTATCAACACGAACTGGATTAGCACGAAGACTTAACTTGTTACGACACTTCACCCTGGCATCCTCAACACTCTCTCCTTCTCTCAACATCCTCCAAACCACATAAGCAGCAGCAACAAGGTCTTCTATCTCCTCAACCGTTGGAACAATTATACTTTCCCCACCACAAAGCACAGCAAGACGGTAAAGATTTTGTAAATCAAGACCGACAAACAAACGATTGTCTATATCTGAACTCAGAATTGTAGCAAGAAACAAGGTTGAACGAAGTACAGAATCAATATCCACCTCTTGCAGCTTCTTAATACTATACTCCTCAAAATACCGTTTATAAAGAGCGGTTAAAATACCAACAAACTTATATAACTCTTTATCTTCTCTCCACTTTGACTTAGGTAGAGAAATTAACAACGATAGATACTTTCTAATCTCAGCCTCTGAATAAAAAGTTTTTAATATGTTTGCTAACTTAACCAACAAATCTTCCCTATACACACGCAACTCTACACCATCATCATTCTCTTCAATTGTGTAGTAAAATTTTCCAGCTTCAACATCTAATACACTAAATTCATCAAGTAAAGAACTAACTGTTACCTGTTCTCTCTCAGCAATAAGATCTCCAAGCAGAATAGCTATATCCTTGAAAGGCACCTCCCTTGGTTGTTCCCTATAAAGAGTCCAGAGGATATGCTGTAAGTTAATTCTAATATAAGCTGTCCAAGCAAACTTATCTCTACCTTTTAAATCAGGAAGCACAAACCTACCCTCAACAATCCGCTGAAACAGATACAACGAATATTCATAAACCAAATACTCTTTATCAACATCCCTAAAAGGATCATCACGCTGGGCCTTCCTACCTTCTACTTCTACAATTGCTCTCGTCAGCTCTTGAATGGCAAGAAAAAGAACTTCTTTGCACTTTTTTGATTCTGTATTAGCAATGTAATTATCATAAGCACTTTGTAGTTTTCGCTCAAGCTCTACAAAATCAAAACAAGGCATATATTAACCCCCTAAAATGAGATAAGACCTTTCTCTGCAAGTCGCTCAAGTCCTGCTTCAACAGATTCCTTCTCACTAAGAGCAACAGAAACCGAAAGCAAATCATCAGTTACTTTTTCTACCTTGTAAATACCTAAGCGTAAAGTCTCGCCCGGAGCTGCTTCTGACATCAAATACATTAAGCGAAACACTGATTGCACAACCAAGTCTTCCTCACGCTTATTTCTAGGAGACACCTCTCTTAACACATCCACCATACCTTTGCTAACTCTCTCCACTATTGCACCTCCTCAACATAACTCACACCATTTCTATTTTCTACTCTAAACACCTTATCTGCTGATTGTATAATTTCAGGAGAGTGAGATACAAGTATAATTTGAACACCGAGCTTTTCTGACAACATCTTGAGCATTTCACTGCACTTATACTGCAGATCCATAGAAACGAACCTGAAGGTTTCATCAAGGACAAGAACTGGACGAGTCTTCCTCAATGACCAAAAGACAAGTCTCAATGCAAAAGAAGCTACATCTATAGGACCCCCGCCTGAGGAGTCAAGAGGCTTCATCTTCTCTTTACTTTTTGTAAACCAAAACTCACATTCCGTCTTATTACGCTTCGTAACGAACTCAGTTTCGAACTTGTAAGGATCAGGAAAGACTGCTGATAAGGCCGTGGTAACAAGAGAAGATACTCTAAGCTCAAGTTTAGATTGGGTTTGCCTTGCTACTTCTTGGATTATAGAACGAGCTTTGGTAAAGTTTTCGTGTTTGGTTTCAAGCTCCTGTTTTCTCTGTTTTTCCTTTTCAAGTTGTTCTTTAAGTAAGTCTCTTCTTGCTTTCAACTCAAGAAATCTGGACTTTAACTGACTAAATTCCGCTTGCAAACTCATTAATAACCTCCCAGCTTCTGCCTTAACTCTTCCAACCTCTCCTCAATCTCTTCCCTTAAGCTCTCAGCCTTTCTCTCTAACACTGAAATCCTCTTCTTAGCCTGATCTGGCGACTTAACACCGAACTCCTCAAGCCTTTTCAGAAGCTCAGCTTTTCTGCCCTCAAGCTTTGCCTTCTCTGCTTTCATTTTCTCAATTTTGCGTCTAAGACTGTTGAGTTCACTTAAGACTTCTTTCATTCTACACCCCCTTCATAGCCTTGTAACCATTCAGACAATTCTTTATCCGAAGGCAACCTGACATGAGCAAGTATAAGAAAATCGTCAGAATTCAAATACCTATGCTCAGAACCACCGTTCGTTTCATAGAATCTATCCGAAAAACAAGTAACCACACCTCTGTAAATAATAAACTCATCAAAATGCCCGTGAATAGACTCCCACCTGCCATAGAACACTAAGTAAATTCCAGACTCGGTAGGCCTGCCTTTTCTTAGCTCAAGTATCATTGCATCGCCCCCAAATTTATAAACCATCACATCCATCCATACCTAAAAGGTCTTCCGCACTTAGGGCAATTCTCACCAACATCTCTCAAAGGAACAAAAACACCACACTCCTTACAATAAGCTACCATCCTGGATGCGTCTAACTTGTAATCTTTAGGGGTAGTGGCTATCTCGTACCATCTGGTTCGAGAATCAATCTTATCATGCATAATCAGCCAAAATTCAAGCTCTGAATACTTCTCGTACATCTCCCTCAGCCAAAAAGCCAAAGCCACAGCATCGTCTTGAACATTATCTGCCTTCACAGTAACCCTGTACCACTTACCGCCCTCCCTAAAAGCCTTCGTATCTCTTTCGATCATTCTTTTGTCTTCCGTATAATCAGTCAGTCCTAAACAAGAGCCTAAACAACAAAGAAGAGCGACTTGAGACGCAATCGGATACCATCTTTCGAGTGTGTTGTACTCTTCAACTTTAGTTATTACTGCAGCCATATCACTCCTCCCTCAACATTTCCTTCAAAGCATCAACCACACCCTGCTCCACTTTGTTTTTCTCCACATAAGCCCATAAGTTAGAAAGAAAATCCAAACTTACTTCTTCAGCGCTTGACAAAGACTCTACAAAAGCCTCTATTGCCAAATCTTTCTCCTTCTTCTCATAAACCTTTAGATTAAGTACTTTTTCAGCCGGTTCTACGGGAATGTAATGAATCTTAGCTTCTCTTGTCTTCGTATCATAAATAACGACTGCTGGTTTATGTCCAACCTGGTCTACCTTCATTCTGCATAAAGAACCGCAATTTACCAACCACCTACCCTCGTAATTATCTACAAAGAAAGTATGATTGTCACCACAAACGATCAGGTCAAACTTAGTCCGCCTAAGCAACTGATAAGAAGTCTCAAACTCGTCCTGGGTCGACCAAAGCTTTTCGTCCTTGATAACCATTCTGTGTGTCACTAAGACATTAGGACTCTGAGTTTCAACCTTTGGAATCTCCTCTTCCCAAGAAGCCCCGTAAAAGTTGCAACCGAATAAGGTAAAAGGTTTAGAACTTAGAATGTGAATCAGCCCCGCTGAAGCCACCGCATAAAGTGGTGTGTTTTCCCTTTGAGTGCTGTGAAACCGTAAATCATGCTGTCCATAAACAGCTAAAACCCTGAACTCCTTACGATACTTGTAAAGCTCAAACATAAACCTGCTTGTAACAGCATAGCTTGCTGTAGCTGTATCAAAGACATCACCGGGCATGATTACAACCTTGCATTTTTCCTTTACCGCTAAGTCAAAAGCCCAGCGTAACTTCTTGAACTGAGTTTCGAAATAATCATCAAGTCTGTTCTCAGGTTTACGGTAGCGTAGGTGAATGTCTCCAAAGCAAAGGATTTTCATGATAAAAGCTCCTCCTTAATCTCCTCGATACAATCCTTAGTAATAGAAGACTTGCATACAGGACAAACACCAGCAGTCTCTATCGACTCCAAATACTCCCCAACATAATCCCTAAGTAACTCATCTGCTCGATTCAACAAAGCACTTACATCTAACCAATCCTCAACCCAACCCTGCAACCCTTCCAACTTTTCCTCTATTTTCTGTATCCTCTCTACTAACGAAAGAATCTCATCCATCTCCTCTTCTAATTCAGCAAAGTCTCCAAACTCTTCAAACTCCAGCAACTCCTGCTCGACTAACTCGATCTCCCTCACTACACCGCTGAGTCTTGTAAGTTCTTCCGTAACTTGCTGTAATTCACATTCCAAAGACTCTAACTGTTGTAACTTCTCTTCTAAAGTCTCAATATCAACAAACTCTGCAAGCATTCTCTCCAACTCTTCCAAATCCGTTACCAACTGCTTAAGCTCATCTAATTCGCTCTCTAACTGCTCAAGCTCATGCAAATAGTCATCAACTTGAACAAGTAAAGGTTCTATCTCGTCTAAATAGCAATAACCTTCTATTTCCTTTTGTAGCTCCTCTATGCGAATATCCGATTCGGAAATCTGAGAACGAAATGAATTTACATAACTATTAGCACGCTTAACCAACTCGTCAATAATATCAAGCCCTACTACTTTGTTAAGTTTCCTTGCAACCTCACCCGGAGAATCCTGAAGTAAGAAATAGTTTTCAAATTGTGTTTGTAGATTAAAATCTTCTAATTTATGTGTCTGCAAAACCTCTTCGGGTACCTGAGAGCCAAGCGCCTTAAGCTCTACTCCGTTAACTATGTATTTGTTCTCTCTACTGCTCTTTATCCTCTCTATTACAGAACCATCATCAAACTCAACCTTTACCTTAGTAGGTTCCTTCTTAGCAAAGTAAGAATGGAAAGCAAAGCCTGTTGGACGGTTCCATAAAACCCATTGCAAAGCTCTGAGAATTGAACTCTTACCTGAATCGGAGCGTCCGGTAATAACATTTACACCGGGACAGAACTCTACCTCAGTATGCTTATGGGATTGAAAGTTTTCAATCGTAATTTTTCTAATCATGTCCGCCCTCCTACTGTATATTATAACCAATTCCACTTAGAGATGAAACAAATCACTCCTTTCTAAGTTGCTCAAATATACCAATATCAACCCAATCCAAAAACTCAACCAAAGCCATAAGCACTCCATCAACCCAAGGTAACTTGACCTGAAAATATCTCTCGGGTTTACCTACCCAGTCAGACAACTCGAAAAACTCAGAAGTCTGCATAAGAGCATAAATAGGTTGATAATTTTCTTTGAATATTAAAAGAGGTTTCTTGTCTGCCCAACTACATTTACCTACAAGCTCTTCCCACCACTCCTTAAGCAAACCAACTTCTTGTCCTGTAAGGAATGCCATTATAGGTATTCTTCTCCAATTTTTACACTCAACACAAAAATAATCTATAAAAGGCTCACCTCTTGGATCAACTGCCATAATGTCTCCGCACATAGGGGACTCACCTTTCTTAACCGTAAATTGAGAACCACTACCAGCAGTGCGCCAAAAGATAACTGGATCTTCCTTGCCAGTAACCCATTTGGTTAAGATTCTACAGACATCCCTCTCAAATTGAGAGCCTTTGTGTTTACCCTTTCCTTTATTTCCTTTCTTGCCCACCCTGAGCCTCCAGCTCCGCAAAAGAATCTAGAGTATAAGCCATGCCAAGAACTTCCACCGATTTTAAAACACCCTCACTCAAAAGATCTGCAAGAATATCACCTAACTCTTTCGGCTCTCCACAAAGAACACATATACCATCCACACAATCATAGTACTTGCCTCGGAGTCGGAAATAGCTATTCAGGCAGTTACAACACTTCACTTTAAGCCTTAGCGCTACTTTCATCGCTTATCTCCTATCACACCACACATAGGCTAACATAACATCTATTTCCTTGTCAGGATCTACCTCAAAAATTGAAAACTTCCCCGAACACCCACAACCAGAACCTTTAACCAACTTGCTATACAACTGATCTGCCTGCTGTTTATCAGCAAACACACCTTTCAACACCACACTTTCTCCTGCCTTACCAGTCCCGCCGTAGAAAACTGCATAATCAGGCTTTTGCTCAACTACTAAATATACCTTGCTGCGCATTAACTATCTCCTCGGCTTAGGTTTCCTCTTCACCTCAAACTTGCTCTCAATACTCTCCCAAAGGTTTATAACTTCTTCCCTTAAAGCGTCGTATAAATCATTCTCCTCAATATACCTTATAGCGTCATCCATACGCCGAAATTCCCTATCTACTGCTCTATACTTGGTAAGCTTCTCCATATCTTTGATATACTGAAGGTTTGCCCTAACATCGTCTATACCGTAACCAAAAATTATGTAAAGGTAACCTTCCCTGAATGGATCATCGAGCGACGACTTCTTAATAAGAAATTTAGACTTGATGCCTATCACTTTCTTTATTGTCTTACCTGAAGGTAAAGTAACTTGTTTGATGAGCTTTTCTTCAGCAGCTATCCTTATTCTCAAACTTGAATAGTATGGAATAGCTTTACCACCTGGGGTAATTTCGCCTTTATCACCTTGCCTCAATTGATTACTACAAACAACAAGCCAATTGTTATTGGCAATAAGCCTGCAAACCTTTCTTAACTCTTGGCTAAACTCTTTAGCCCGCCGCATTCCCATCTTATCACCATCATCAAGCTCCATCTGTGTAGAAAGAGCTGCTAAAGAATCGCAGGCTACTACATTAATAACATCATCTTTGCTTGGCTTCCAGTTACGGATAATCTCAAAAGTCTCAGTAACCGTATCAGGCCTATAATAATATTTTTCATTTATCTCTACTCCATATATCCTCGCATACTCTCTATCAAACCTTGCCTCTGGGTCAAGAAATAAAGCTTCGCCACCTCGAGCCTGAGCACTGGCTGCTATCTCCGCTATAACTGCGGTCTTTCCTGATGACTCAGGCCCAAATATCTCAACCAAAATACCGCCAGGTAGACCGCCACCTCTTATACGCTTACCCGAAATAGCAAGATCAAGTAAGGTTGAACCTGTAGAGACTACTTTATCCCAAACAGGTTTATGTTCTTCGAAACCATCTTCCTTGACAGCCTCTTCTACTTCCTTGACAGCCTCTTCTACTTCGTCCTGTTTTGCCTTCTTTCTCTTTCTAAGCTCAGCCATTGTCTACCTCCTTAACATTACAGGCAGGAGCTGAGACACAAACCCAGATGGACAACGCTTACCGCTCCTGCCCTAACATCTTTTACCTACGCAACCTCCTTGCCTGTCTTCTCTTCTTCCTTTCAGCCTCCCTACGCTCGTATTCCTCTAAACAGTCATCGTAAAACTCACACTCAGTACAATAATCTAACTCATCAGTATCCCTACCAAACACACCACCACCTGGGCACTCAGGTGATCCCTCATCTGCCTCTCTGCTTGCTTCTTCAGTAAATTCATCTACAGGAATATCCTCTTTTTCTGTGGTTTTTCTCGATGCCCTTTTAGAAACAGCTCTATGCCTTGGTCTCTCCTCAACTTCCTCTTCAATAGGTTCTTCTACCACTTCCTCTTTTACTACTGACTCACTCATTCTCTCATCAGACACGGAGGATTTTCCAAAGAACGCCTCGTACACTTCCTCATAAGTAGGTATGTGAATGAGTTCATCGAGCACTGGTACTTGCTCAAGGATCTCCTCCGGGATATCATAGTCCCTATCCACAAACTTATGCCCAATAAACTCTACATTACCTGCACCACGCCCTCTCTTAGTAAATTGTATGCTTTTACCTTCTTCCTTCCAAGGAGAACTGAATAAAACAAATCCACCACCCCTGGGATTCTTAGCAAGCTCTGTAAGGTGCCTTTCCATAAAGAAGTGGGCAACTTCCCAAATTTGAATACCCTTCTCCTCTTCCTCTTTGGTGTCATAACAGATTATAGCATAGACTGTTCTGCGTTTGGGTCTCAAAGCATCTAACTCTTCCTTATCTACATCACCCTGCTTAGCAAGCTCTTTTCTGTATTCACAAATGGGACAAGGCTTACCATAGGTTTTAGCAAGGCAGATGTACTGACTGTCATCAGGGCCTACATTGTAGTGAACCCATAAATCAAGTAGGTAGGTTGCCTCACCTGGCTTAGCATTAGGGCAATTCTCGCCTGCTACAAACGGAAGAATGTCAATAATATGTGTTCCTTCCTTACAGTTCCAGAATGGATATCCAATATCAGGTTTGAAGATGGACTTGCCTGTAGCAAAGCTATCTCTTGACTGGTAAGAACGCTCAACTTGTTTAAGTAATTGTTCCCTCAGTTTTTTGCGATCGACTTTAGGCATAATAAACACCTCCTTAGTTAGTGTATTTTCTCGTTAATTTTGACCTTCTCATCTCTACCCTGCTGATGCTTCAATTCAAAATAACTTCTAAAAACTGCTGACGAAACGACACGAGCAATTGTATACAAAACAAAAGGGCTAGCCACTACTGCTCCCACAATCAAAATACCTTTAAGCATCTTAATCCCCCTTCTTTGCCGCTCTCCTCTTCAAGCTTGCAGTAAGTTTTTCTTGAACTAACTTTCTGTTATACTCTTCAGCTTTCTCTTTAGCTTCCTTTGGAACATAAGGTTCAGCATAATAACCGGTCACCCAAAGCATAGTGATATTTTCTAAAGCCTTTTTCCTTTGCTCAAAAGCTGTCTTAGCTGCTTTCAACACCTCTACATTCTTCTTAGCTCTAATGTATTCCTGATAGGCTTCTTGATACTCTGGCTGCAATAGCACAAGCTGCTTTGCCATTGTATCCGATGGGCTTTTATCTAAACCAAACTCTTTCCAGTTCTTCTTGATCTTCTCAAAGA